ACGCTCCGCCGGTCATTAGTTCAGTTGTTAAGATTATGTGAAGATGCTAGGAAATGTTCGGAAGTACTGTGGCGGGACTCCGACCTACCCACCCACATGCGCGACGGCCGAGGGGATACCCCCCCCCTATGTTAAATAAATGTTAAGGCCAAGGCCCGGCCCCTGAATGCGAATCAGATTCGTTTGCACTACCGCTTGCGCTTCGGCTTGCGTTCGCATGGTGCGGTGCAGCATAGCGTGCCTATCACATGGGAAGGGGACAGGCAAGGGCTGATTGGCTATCCCCAGGCCCTAACACAATATCCCCGGATAAATGTTAAATCGCCTTACGGCTGTTCAGCATCCGTTGGGGCTTGCCGTGCTAGCGCCAAGCTTAACGCCGGGTAACCGGGGAATATCCCGGTATATTCGCCAGCCCTTGCGTTCCAAGCTGAAACCGTGAGAAAATCGCTTCTGGTAGGTGAAACGCCTACCTTGCGCCCGGATGCGTTCGGGCTACCGTTCTATATCTTTTAAAACTAGGACTATTTATGACCATCGAAACCAAAGTTTTGAGCGACACCCTGTCCGCAGCCGTTGCCGCCATGTTCGCAGCCGTCAAGTTGGAAGCTGATACGCGTGACGCATCCGTAATCGCCCTCAAGGCCGCGACAGCGACCGCCTGGAACGCGTGCCGTGATACGTTCCTCCCCGTGCTTGCGAAGGATAAGGAGGAAGGGCTGGCGGTCTTGGAAGCCTTGAAGCTGCAATGCAAGGAAGCGAAGGACGCCGGACAGGAAACGATGCAGCGGGGCATACAGTACGCCAGCGACCTCAAGAGAGCGTACAAGGCCGCTAAGAAAGGGCTGGCCCTGCCGCCGGAGCTGGTGACCGCAAGCCGGGGTGATTGGACGGCCCATGTCTTTTGGGATGAACACAAGCTGAAGGCTGCATCCGGCCGTCCTGCCGCTGCTAAGCCCGAAGGCGAAGCCAAGACCGAAGGCGAAGGCGAGAGCGTCGCAGAGCTGGCGAAGGATGCGCCGCTGTCCTCGCTCATGCAGGTTGTCGGGCAGCTTAGAGGCCCGTTCCGCGCGGAATTCATGCGGGAAGCCGAAACGCTCGCCGTTTCCATCCTCGCGAAACAGAAGGCCGCGACGGGTTCGGGTGATGCGGCTTCCCACGTGGAAGCCAAGACCGAAGCCAAGCCCGAAGCCCCGCGCAAGCGTAAGGCCGCGTAACAAGCCCCAAGCCCCCGCCTTAACCGGCGGGGGTTTTTTTTGGCCTAAAATCCTGGGCCTGGAGCAACCGCCTGGAATCCGCCTAAGCCCCTATTGACTTGGAAGCTGAATGGGCGTATAATAGTTGTTAGTTGGTAGAGCTATCTAGTTAGTAGTAGATAGCGACTCGGAGGTTAGTAGTTAGTTGGACGCCTATCGAATATATTGGTATATTCGCTAGCCGTTCGGGCTAGGGTCGAGGAGATAGTTAGATGGTCATTTTTAACTACAAGAAAAAGGCAGACCTGAAGGCGGCAGTTGGGCAGCCGCTGGCGTTCCGCGAAACGTCTGTGTTTGGCCCGGAGTACCGGCGGGATGGTAAGGTGCTGGGATGCCCGCCGAAGCGTAACTGGTTCGCGGAGGTCACGATGGTTGCCGGCAAGATTGCCAAGGTGACCTGATGAACGCTCATCATCGGGAGTTGTTGGCCGCGATGAAGGCCCGCGTGGCCGAGTTGCGGGATGAGGAGTTGGCCCGGCTTTTGGAGTGTGGGGTTCGGGGACAGCCGTACCGGCGTTCGCCGGAAGTTGCCGCGCAGATTGCCGGATTCGAGGAGCGCATCGAGGAGATAGAAAATGCAGCAGCCTGATGATGCTGGCGGTGTGGTGCTGGCCGGGGTGGTTCTGATGAACCTGATTTTGGCGGTCGGCTTCGTGGTCACCTACGCGCCCGACGCCTTACGCTGGTTGGGGCTGGCCGGATGCTTCGCGCTGGCGTTCGGGCTGGGGTGGCTGGGCGTGGTGCTGGTAGAGTACCTCGCTGGCGAGGAGGACGATTTGGGCTGAAGGCCACTTGACAAGCAAGCTGAATAGGAGTATAATGGTTCCTAGATGGGAACTGTTAGCCGACGTTCACCGAATATCCCGGTATATTTGGTCTAGTCAGTTAGATGCTTAGCTGCCTAGGCCGAGCCAGCCGGCTCGATTAAGGGAGTCACCTGCTATGCGTAACTTTGCCCGCAATTTCCACACCATCGTCGCCGCCCGCACTCGCCGGCCCGAGCCGCCGAGTCGGTCGCCCGACGACCTCTTGGTTGTCCGGCGCTCCAACACCGCCCGTCGCGTGGTGGTGGTGTCGTACAAGCCGGTACTCCGGGGCTTCAAGGCGGTTGCCGAATATACTCGGTATATTCGCCGGCCCGGTATCCTGAAGCTGAATCGCCCGGCCAACTCCCGCCCGTACCTGCGGGTCGAGCGCCTGCTGGTCGAATCCGCCGCCGCCACCACCTACTAAGGGGCAGTAAACATGAACAAGGCAGTCGTAATCCGCGAACCTGCGCCGCCGCCGAAGATCGAAAAGATCATCGTCGAGTTGACGCTCGAAGAGGCCCGCGTCCTGTGCGTGATGTTCGGCATGACATCCGGGACCGGCGGCTATCCGCTGTACGCCGCTCTCCAGAAAATCCCCGAGGTTTACTCGGAGTTCCCGCGCATCAGGGAAGTGCTGCGTGGCCGTGGCTACGCTGGCTTCTGCTTTATTTCCCACGAGTTCGACTAAGGAGCTTTACATGACACCCACAACCATCAAAATCGACAACACCGAGTACGTCCGCGCAGACACTCTGCCGAAGCCGGAGGGTGACTTTAAGATCGTCGTGCTTGACCGAGGCTTCGTGTACGCCGGGACGGTGCAGGTCGCCAACGATTTCGTGACCATCCACCATGCGATGAATATCCGCGTGTGGGGAACGACGAAAGGGCTGGGCGAGCTGGTCAATGGCCCGCTTCCCAAGACCGTGCTGGATGCCACCGGAACGGTTCGCGCCCCTCTGCGGGCGCTCATTGCGTTGATTGACGCGGACGGTGCGAAGTGGCACGCACGCTGAGGCTTGTCGGCTACGGCTTCGGCGACGGCTACGGCTACGGCTACGGCTCCGGCACCGGCACCGGCTACGGCCACGGCTACAGCTCGGGAGCCGGCTACGGCTACAGCACCGGCTACGGCTACGGCTCCGGCCACGGCTCCGAATCCGGCGACGGCTCCGGCACCGGCTACGGCTACGGCTCCGGCAACGGCTACGGCTGCGGCGACGGCTACGGCTCCGGGGACGGATGTTCGCCATGACCCTACGCTTGCGCCGATAGCTCAGCTGGATAGAGCACGAGCCTTCTAAGCTTGTGGTCGGGGGTTCGAGTCCCTCTCGGCGCGCCAAATCGCCGGGCCTGTAGCTCAATTGGTTAGAGCGTACGACTCATAATCGTTTGGTTCTCGGTTCAAGCCCGAGCAGGCCCACCAAAGTAAAGATATACTGGTATATAAATGGAGGCTACAAGATGAAGCTCTGCGTAAACTGTAAGCACCACTTCCAGTACTACGCGCCACTGAGAGGCATGCAGCACCGTTGCTACGCAGACGTGCAAACCTCTCCTGTGACGGGAGCGGAGCACGTTCAGGTAAGAGACTGCGAGGAGGAGCGGACTATTGGAATCTGCGGCCCGGAGGGCCATCTGTTTGAACCCAAAGCCAACGTGACGTAACTGGTAGGCGTAGCGGTCTTAAAAACCGCTGGCTAAATGCCGTGCGGGTTCGAGTCCCGCCGTTGGCACCACCTCGTTTCACAACAAGAGAGGAGCAAGTGCGATGAGTACCAAACACCCACACCGTTCCACGAAAGTCAAGGAAACGTACCACCATGCGCGTAACGTCAGCGTGCTCGTGTTTGGCGATAAGCCGGGAGATACGCGAGTGGTCGACAATGCCACGGCGTTCATCCGCCCGGACAAGAGCGGCCAGTTGTACGCCAGCTTTGCCGAGTGCGACAGCCGTGACCAGTTCAATCGCAAGGTGGGGCGCACCGTGGCCCGCCGCAAGTGGTTCGCTGGCAACAGGGTTGCAGTAGCCGGCGACGACTTCCCCACCGTGTTCGCAAGCTGGCGTTTTTACCAGTCTGGGCTGGACGAAGATGCGAACGACTCTCACCTTTTCATCGGCTAAGGAGATACCGCAATGCGTACCGTCATGGAGTTCAAAGATGTGCCGAACCGCGCCGTGTTCCGCATCCTCAAGGAGAAGGGATTCGACAAGCCGCGTGAAGGTGTGTTCGTGAAGATGGGTAACTCCCACTCTCACGCGTACTCGGCGTCAAAGGAAATCATCCTCGGTCTTTACGACGTGGTGCGGGTCATCCACTTCCCGAAGTCCACCGCCCGGACGACTGGGAATCCTTCCCCCAAGGCCAAGGCATGAGAGGAAGCATAGGCACAGCGGCGTTACTGCTGGTGTTCCTACTGCTACTGCCGCCTAGCTCTCCGCTAGTGGCGGTGGCGGTAATCGTTGGTGCGTGGATACTTCTCACGAGGAACTAAGATGGAGGTAATATACTTCTTCCTGATCGGTATATTTTTACTGGCTGGGGCTTGCGCCCTTAGCTACCTACTTCCCGGCAACTACAACCAGAGAGAGTAGCAACTTGAATCAGTCCAGAGATATTGACAAGGAGTGGGAGGAGTACTGGCGCAAAGAGGGCTATGACCTCGACACGGTAGGCCCCGCCCCCCGCAAGCGCCGCGCTGTTCGCAACTTCTTCAAGTGGGTAGACTTTGAAGCAAGCGAACAGGAGCAGAGAGACAGCCTCATCACCGGCTTTACCGCCCTTTTGAAGAAGGACACGTAACATGATCGTCACCAAAGAGGATATCGAAGGGAACTCCCGTCTCCGTACTGAGATGAGTGGCGTACTGAGTGGGCTCATGAGCAGTGGGCTGGATGATCTGCGGTACCGTGAGGGCAAGACGCCTAAGGGCAGCGTTGCAGAGTGGGCATCTCGCTGGCGCGACGTCAGCTTCAGCAGCGCTACCGCTGACCAGCTTTTCGCCGCGTATCGAGAGGGTAACTTGACGCGTAGTATCTTCAAGGGCGTGCGTCCGTGGAGTCACGTTGACTTCGTGGCCCGTTACCCGGAAGCCCCGCTGCTCATCGGCGTGGAAGTGGAGGCCGGGTTTAAGAACACCACCCAGCACGGCAAGGCCTACTCCTACTTGATGGACGAGTGCGAGTACTGTACCGCCGACATGGAGGGTTACGACGAGTTCCCCCTTGAGGCTACGTTCCCGCCGATCCCGGCAGACCAGCTGCTTGAGCCGGGGTGCCAGCTGCTGGGGTACTACGACAATGTGATGGGCAAGCAGCCGGAGCTTTGGGACAACAGCGACATGATTGGTACCCACTTCAATGTGTCGTGGCCGGCCCTCCATCGGGGCAGCGTGGTCGTGGCGGCACGTGTGAATGAAGTGACGAGAGCTATCGAGGATATGCGCGGTAGCGCAGACAGCTACTGTTGTGAGGATTGCGACGGAGACTACGACGATTGGGCTGAGCGTGATAGGTCTGGTGAGCCCGACAACTGCGTGTACAAACTCTTCGGGCGCAGGCCTTACGGCTACCTCTACCCGCAGAGTACTACCGTCAACGGCCAGCCTCGTAGGTGGATCGAGATGAAGCTGTTCAACTCCACCACGGATATCCTCAAGCTGCGCTGGTACAAGGAGGTTACTGTCGCCATTGCTACGTACATCCGAGATGGTGGTTATGGCGGTATCGAAGCCGTGTTCGCACAGCTGGAGCAGCGTAGCCCGCTGACTGCTACCGGGGACATGCCTGTCGTGCAGGAAGCGCGCCGTGCTGGTGCTCGCTAGCATCGGTGCCGTCGCTGTTGTGGCAGTCCTCATCCATCTTAGGATGAGGTCTCGCCCACGCTGGCCCCGCAATCCCGGCTTCAAGTACTGAGTTTTAATATCCCGGTATATAAAAGGAAGGTGTAAAGATGTGCATCGCAATTGTTCGGCCCCGCCGTACTGTTATCACCGACGAAATCCTGCGCCACTGTGCCTCGCAGAACCGCGACGGCGGCGGCTATGCCTTCGTCAAGGAGGATAAGGTCGAGGTACGCAAGGGCTTCTTCGAGATAGGTGATTTCATTGCCAGCTACCGGGCAGACGAGCGGGATAACCCTGACTCCAACTTCCTCATCCACTTCCGCATCTCTACGGGTGGTGACAGGTCGGCGGATAACACCCACCCGTTCAGCAACGGCAAGACTGCTATCATCCACAACGGCAGCTTCTTCTACCCGGGACAGACTGGTCCCTCGGATACCAACATCCTTGCCTCGGCTATCTTGGAGTACGCTACTCCCGGCAAGGTAGGAGAGCAGCTCACCAAGATAGGAGAGCTGGTTGGTTACTACAACAAGATGGCATTCTTGTTCAGCGACAACACGTACCTGATTGCCAACGCTGCACAGGGTACGTGGGATAACGGCATCTGGTATTCTCACAGTGGCTTCCGCCCTTACCGCAGCCACAACACTCCGGCTGTCATCGGCGGCCCCGGTGTGTGCTCGGTTCCCACGAGTGGAGCGTCCTCCTACGGCAGAGAGGTGTAACCCATGCGTATTACTTCATACCACTCGCAGCAGCCTGACTGGCGAGAGAGTGCCCTGTCAGGTAAGTGGATCGGCCTTGAGCTTGAGGTACACCACAACAGCGGCTCCGATGTAGTTGCCCAAGCGATGGATCAGGTTGAGTATGGGCAATGGCCTGCGCCTATCCTCGAACTTGACGGGTCTCTCGACAACCGCAACGGAGTAGAGATTGTGTGCCCGCCACTACCAGTGGAGGAAGTGCTGGCTGACAACGGGTACATAACCCGTATGATGGAGCGGTTGCGTGCTGCCGGTACGGAAGAGACTCGCTCCGGGTACGGCATGCACGTCAACTTCAACGTCAGCGACTGGTCGTACAGACAGCGGCAGGTAGTGGCATACCTGCTGGGCTGGATGACTCCCGAGGTAGCACGAGTAGCAGGGAGAGTAGCAACCAGAGCCACAGCAGGCGTGCCAAGTATGCGTCTTGGTGCCTTTGGTGGAAACGGTAGCCGTACCGTGTATACCAGCCCCACGAAGTACCAGCCCGCACGGATGAGGCAGGTAGACCCGAGCAGTCCGACGTGGGTGCTAGAGTTCCGCGCTCCGGCAAGTACGCTAGACCCCAGCAACCTGCGGCGGTGCGTTGAGTTCGTGTACGATGTGGCCGAGCGGGTCGAGAGCAGAGTAGACCTGTGGCTTGCGGCCTGCTTTGCACACTCAGTGATGACTCAGGCTAGTAGCTACTCACGTGTGCTGGTGGAGCGCATGCTTACTCCGGTTCTTCCCCCCCTTAATGCTACCTCTGAGGAGCTGCAGCAGTTCATCAATAGCATTACCGTGTCTGATACGATACGCATGTCTTCACGCAACGACTTCGTAATAGGAGATATAGTCTATGCCAGTGTACGTTTACCGGAGCAGGCCATCCGCATCTGCACTCTTATTGCAGAGGGCGGGGAACTTTCGTCGTCTGCGCCCTGGACGGGCATTGAACACGCGGATACTCTCGTCCTTGATCGTGAACTGGGGCAGCAGCTCGCCTCTTCCGCACGACCGCGTGCTCAACAGCCCCGCCGCAGTAGCCCAAGCCGTGAACAAGTCCACGTCCATTTCGATTCTGTCCTCAGCGGGGCTCCCGGTCCCATCGGCGGGTGACGATTTGTCAACAACGTCCCCCCGAGATAAGATTTATCTGGCCCGCACTTTGTTGCGTGCCTCGGGTGGGCGGGGTATCATAGTCATACGACCAGAGGACACGGTGATTCCGCCTGCCCCACTGTACGTTGAGTACATCCGCAAGTCAGCGGAGTATCGCGTCCATGTACTGGGTGATCGGGCTGCCGTAGTGCAGCAGAAGCGACGACGCAATGGTGATGCGCTAACAGGAGATGCCGCGCTCATCCGCAACGCCGCTAACGGCTGGGTCTTTGCGGTTAACGATGTTCGCTTTACTTCACCGGAAATAGAGGAGAAGGTACGTTCGTATTCTGTTGCCGCAGTCAAGGCGTTAGGGCTTGACTTCGGAGCAGTTGATATCATCGTGAACAAGAAGGGAACAGAGGCCTATGTCCTGGAAGTCAACACGGCACCGGGTATCGAAAGCCCTACGGTCTTGGCTGCTTACGTCGAGTACATCAGAGGAGTCAGAGATGCAGGAGCACGATGATCACTGGCCGTACGATCCACAAGATACAGGTCTAGCCTCGTGGATAGGTCATGTACACTACGACAGCGGCGAAGTAAAGGAGGTATCCGTTGTAACAGGTAGTGGGGCTAGCAAGATTGAGGCCTTGAGTAAAGTGTGCCGGGCTATCGGTATAGGTGGTCCGAACGAGGTTGGAGTTAAGGGCGTAGTGCTGGCCCTAGATAAGTCCGGGGCCGCCAAGATTGTATATGGGGCAGGGCTACGCAGAACTGTGGCCTCCGAAGCCCCAGCTGCAGAGAGTGTAGAACTTCCTTTCCAGAAGTACCGTGTCTCAGCTTATCCTACGGCGCTAGCTGCCTACGTCGTGATGCACGACATGCAGGCACGCAGCGGAGAGGAGGCCCTTACTGCTGTGCTTAAGTTGTACAAGGTGGACAGCATCAGTAAGTCTGGTAACTTCTTGGTGCAACGCTACATGCAGGATGGTAGCTTCCATACTGTGATGAGCAAGGGCAAGATGCCCGGCAAGGGGATAGCTGTTGTAGCACCTGAGACACCAGCCCCAAAGGTGACGGAGAAGGAGATGATGATACGTAATTTCCGAGCCTTGCTTGCGACAGAGAACACAAAGTTTATGATCCCCCTCACCCGTGTGCAAAAGGAGAGCAGTTAAGATGAGCCTATTCTCGGAGCTTGGCTTCGGCTACGCGAACGATATGTTTAACGGAGCTAGCTTCCTCTACAAGGGGAAGCCTCACGTACTACAGGGTGTAACTGATTCAGGCCGGGCGTTAGCCGTACGCTATGCCAACTGCGAGATAGAGGAGCACGACGTGATCATCGACGCGGAGTACTTCGACACGTGGGATAAGTTTTCCTACCCCACTCTGGGCTATCGCCAAGATGAGGCAGGCAACTTCCTCGGCTATTACTTTCGCCGCCCATCTACTCGTAGAGGCTTGCACATGCAGGACGTGCTGGTGGTTCCTCACTTCGCATGTGAGGCTATCGAGAGTAACCTCGGTTACTTAGGCGAGCCCGGTATTACATCTCGCCACCACTCGGTACTGGTAGAGAGGAAGATGGAGGCAGTGATGATGCCTAAGTACACCCCGTTTGCCGTAGGCCTGCCTAAGGTACTGGCCGGGGAGATTCCGTTCTTCTGCTCATCTGCGGAGTTTGCGATAGCACCTAGCCCCCGTTCGGAAGAGCTTGATATCCTGTACCGCCGCCGTAAAATAGGCTACATCACTCCGAGCGGAGCAGTAACAATGTCCATAAGTAACCCCACCGTTAATAGTCTTTGGGAAGAGGAGACCACCCGTGGCTAACACTAAGTTGTTCCGTCTTACCCAGCGCCGCCCGATGCTCATCCCTCAGCCGGGTGCGGAGTGGCCCCTCGCCGGCCAGTACATCGGAGTGGAGATAGAGATTGAGAACTACAGCAATGGGCAGGTGCGTCGTCTGCTGGCGGAGTCCCCTTTCTGGGAGAACAAGGAAGATCACAGCCTTCGTAGTGGTACCGAGCTGGTACTGGCCGAGCCACTCATGGGCACCCACCTAACGCAGGCGATCAACGACTTCTTCCGCTTCGTCACCAGCTACACGACTGGACCGCGCACGTCGGTGCATATCCACATGAACATGCGGCAAGACACGGACACGATGGAGTCGTTGCACAATCTCTGCGCCCTCTACTACATCTACGAGGATGCGTTCTTCCGTCTGTCTGATCCGCAGCGCAAGTGGTGCTCGTACTGCCACCCCTTCGAGGACTCTCCGCCTGAGCCGCTCGTTGCTGTGCTGCGTAGTGAAAGCATCGAGACCGTTTCCCGTCTGCTGAATGACACGAGCAGCAACGCCAGCAGGTACTATGGTCTGAACCTGTATGCGCTGATGCGCTATGGTACTATCGAGTTCCGCCACATGCCCGGGCTTTCGGACATGGGCCGGCTTATCCGCTGGATTCATTTGTTGATGGAGCTTAAGAAGGCAGCAACCGAACTGGCCGAGCGCGATGTATCCGTGCTCAGTATGTACAACAGCCCCGAAGACATGGCCGTCATCGAGTCCTTGATGCCTACCTTCGGCAGCCAGCTGCGTAGCATCGTGCCTGACAGACAGGCGTATCGTCGCCTTGGTATGATCGCGTGCTACGGTGGGGCTGACTCGGATGCGCTGCGTGGGTGGGAGACCAACAATCTCCTCGCTACGTTTATCGGTAAGGCCCGAGCTAAGCGCCCAGAAGTCAAGCCTCCGGCACCTAAGGTTGCCCGTCCTAAGACAACCACCGTGCGTGCCTCGGCTATCCCACGGCCAGAGGTAATTACATCGGGTGCGACATTTACTATCAGCGAACTCGCGCGGATGCAGGAGTCTTCTAGAGCGAGGTCTAGACCAACTACTCCGCCGCCCTATCTCACTTCCGGGGGGTACGACCCGTCGCCCTTTGGCGAGCAGCCGCCCGTTGAGGTAGGACTACCTGATCAGCCCGAGGGTATCAATGAGGAGCAGTTCTAATGTGTGGTATCGTAGGTATAGTTAATGGGGAAGGTAGTCGTAGTGCTGACCTGTCTATCACAAAGCTGTTCGAGCAGGCTCTGGTGTGTAACTCCCTGCGAGGGGATGATTCTACTGGGCTCTTTCAGCTAGACGCTAAGAAGCTGTACTCCTATAAGGCTGCTAAGGCAGGCTGGGATTTCGTTAATGACCCTAAGGCTAGCGGCTTTCTTAGGGACACAGACAGCAGCCGGATTACTATCGGACACAATCGGGCGGCTACTACGGGAGATATCCTCGACGCCACGGCCCATCCGTTCACGGCAGAGAAGGCTAATAAGTCTCTGCTTATAGGCGTGCACAACGGCACGCTTCAGGGCTGGAACTCTGTCAAGTATGACGTGGACTCAGAGTGGGCGATGAACATGATCGCCGAGCAGGGTGACGAGGCGTTCGCTCTGTTCAAGGGTGCGTTCGCCTTCGTGTGGTACGATCAGGATGAGAAGGATAAGCTGTTCATCGCTCGTAACGCAGATCGCCCGATGTTTGCAGGCTACATCAAGGACACTAACCGCATGCTGCTGGCGTCCGAGCCAGAGATGATGGCGTGGCTCTGCCGTCGCAACGGTCTGTCCCTTGAGCCTGAGGTACTTGATCTCAAGCCCGAGCGTAAGTACACGTTCGATGTCACGAACCCCCGCCAGTTCAGCTCTTCTCCTCTTCCGCAGGCCGTGACCCCGGCTGCAGTGTACAACGAGGGGGAGTGGCAGCCCGGCTGGTCCAGACGGGGTAGGTCGCGTGGCTACTCGGTGGTTAACACGCAAGAGCAGATGGTCAATAGTATGCTGGCGCTGCTAAAGCCGGCAGAGGTAACTCCCGCTGTTGTTACTCCCGCCCCTACTGGGGCTAAGGTACGAATGAAGTTCAAGGTACACGCCAACGAAGAGGAAATGCGTCTTGCCAAGGTAGCTGCTGTAGCGGGCGTGGAATGCAGCTTTATGGGTGACGTATACGACTCCGATTCCTACACCCTGTATGGTGAGGCCGAGCTGGATGGAGACAGCACACGGGCTGTGATGCGCCACGTATCTCCCGGTGCCTATGAGTTCATACGCAAGGAGGCGGTGGTACCTGTGGTAATTGTTGGTGCCTTCCCCGTAGTTGATAACGTAAGTGGGGCAAGAGAGATGTCGTTCGTTGTCCGTCGTAATAACTCAAGCAAGGATGCCGATAGTATTGCCGACGCTGTATCACAAGAGATTGATAAGCTCCGCAATAACGCGGTCTTACATTAAGGAAGGGAAGTGAATACAAATGCAAAACATCAATACGCCGACGCCGTACGACTTGAATACGGAACGCTTGCCGATGGGGTTTCAGTTAGTGGAAGACTCTGCCCCGCCTGCGAAGGCGGTCGAACAGGTGAGCGTACTTTCTCAGTTTCCAGAGTTAACCATTCCTTACTCTTCATCTGCCATCGTGCGGCTTGCTCTCTTAGAGGAGGAGTTACGGTACTCGGCAACGGAGATGTATACGAAGGCTTTGAGGCAGGGAGACCCAAGCGACTCAGTGGTGTCGAACGTTATCGCCTTACTGGAAAAGGTCCGCTCCCTAAAGGAGTATCGGGATACCTTGCGGACAGGTACTTCCTACGGCAACAGGATTTCGCTCGGGGCGAGCTGAGCTGGACAAGAGAGTACGCCCGGGAAGGGGAGGGGAGGCTGCTCATGCCCGTACGAGATACATACGGTAAGCTGTATGGCTTTGTTGCCCGTAGCCTAGGTACTAACGACGGCCCTAAAACCCTGTCGTTCCTCGACGGTAACAGGGGGGCATGGTACCCGTGTGCCGGTGCTAAGGAAGTCATCATAGTAGAGGACCAGCTATCCGCTATACGGGCGTCGAGGTATCTACATGCCGTGGCCCTGCTCGGTACAAACCTGTCAGACGAACTCCTTTCAGCTCTAGTTCAGCAAGGGTATGATAGTGTACACCTTGCTCTGGATAAGGACGCCTACGATAAGGCAGTTAAGACCGCCCTGCGTATACGTAACAAGCTTAAGGTGTACGTACCTAGACTGGACAAGGACATAAAGGACCTGAGCGAAGAGCAGCTGGTTGACTGGTTGATTAAGGAAAGCGTGCTGCATATACCGCAGGATATTAAGGAGGTTAGCAAATGACGTTCATTGAATCCATACAGTTCTGGGCGGCAAAGGCCCTGTTTGAGCTGGGCATGGTAGTCGGCTTAGTGCTGCTGCTTGTGTTGTTCCTTGGATTTCTCGACTTTCTATACTGGAGAAAGAAATGACCCTACGCTCACAATGCGAGGCGCTGGTGGCGGACGACGAGCCAATTGTCGTGACGCCGGAAATTCGCAAACAGGTTGAGGCTCTGGTGGACACCATGCTGATGGACTGCATCAGGCAAGTTTTGGTCAAGAAGCTGAGCATGGCTGTGGTGTACGCCGCCAGGGAACTGAACAAGGAAAGCAAGCCGTGACTAACGAACTGCCGAGCAACGTGACAGAAGAACAGCGCCGCGCAATCCAAGCCTTCGTTCATAGCGCTATAACTCCGCTAATCGAAGAAGTCATAGTCAAGAAGCTGGGACAAGCGGCCATAGTCTTGCGTGATGAACTTTCTGACGAGAACACCCGCGCAGCCGTCGAGCAGGCCGGGGGCGGGGAGGTGAATGACCTGACGCGCTCGGCGGCAATGCTGGCGGTTGATCGGGCGGAGTTCCGCATCGTTTCCGAGAAAGCGCCCCGCCTAATTCTAAAGGCTATTGCCGAGCAGTTTGATGAAATGGCGCAAGCGGCCCGCGAAGATGATGAGTTTGAGCGCCGTGACGTTTGGCGCAACGCCGCTTCTCAAGCCCGCGCCCGAAGCAATGACGCCGAATGGATAGCCGCCGCCCTCCAGGAGAACGCACCGTGACCATGACCCATAAACAGGCGCTGGCGGTGTTGGAGGCGATCTTTCCCTACGCCAAGCACGATGATTCCTGTGGCGACCTGGACGCGTACAACAACGAAGCCGTGCAGACCTGTGGCTGCGGCCTCGACTCCGCAAAAGAGGCGGCATACGCCGCGCTGGATGGCATCGCCGCCCGCCTTTCTGATCTGGCCGGGGAGCGAAAGCCTGATGGCTACGCCTACCGCTATTCCGACGCATGGGGTTCGGGCCGAACCGTAATTGAGTTCAGCGGAGGGCAAGAGCGCAACGGCAACAAACCCATAGAGGCCATCCCGTACTACTTCGCCGCCCCGCCCACCGCCAGCGCCGGGGTGACGGAGGCGGCCAACGCGCTATGCGCGAAGCTGCGAGAAATCCACGCAGATTCTCGTTACCTCAGCGTTTGGACATTGCACCAAAACCATCATGGACAATACACCGGGCCGAAGTATGTTGATGAACTGGCCGTACTTGAAGCAGCACTCAGCGCGGCGAGGGGGAGTAGAGTATGAGAATCGTAGCAACGAGTGACACCCACTTCAAGACTGACCCAGCTAAGATACCGGATGGAGATGTGTTCATCCACGCTGGCGACCTGATGTACAGTGGGCAGGTAAGTGAGTGGCAGGATAAGCTAGACTGGCTGGGTGCCCTACCTCACAAGACTAAGCTGCTTATCCCCGGCAACCACGACTACTACATCCGAGACTACGAGGGCCTAGCCGGTGCCCAGCTACGAAGAGAGTCAGGCGTAAAGCTAGTAGTCTTTGAGGATGGTATAACTATCCTGCCTAACCGCATGACCTTGCTCGGTCTACAGTTTGTTACCGGGCTACGTGGCTGGGCGTGGAATGTAGAGGATGCAGACCTCATGCGTAAGCTACACATGCTAGGAGATGAGACGCCGGACATTGTGGTATCTCACGCCCCCATGTGGCAGAGGCTAGATGCTCTGAAGCCCGACGCTGTGGACTATAACCGCCAGCCAGTAGGTACGTGGGCGTACGCACAGTGGTTCCAGTCACTGAGTGTCAAGCCTAAGCACTGGATTAACGGGCACATACACGAGAGCTATGGCCGTGATACACACGAAGGCTGCGAGTTCTACAACGTAGCCATGTGTGATAGGAACTATGACCAGACTAACCCACCGATGGTGATTGACGTATAAGGAGAAAGCATGTCGCACAACCGCATGTACAATGTAAAGAATCCTAACCAAGGCCCGGCCTATAAGGTCTTGTGCCTTTGCTCGGCTGGACTTCTGCGTAGCCCCACTATGGCTAAGGTGCTTGCCAATCCGCCGTACAACTTCAACACCAGAGCGGCGGGTGTGTATACTGACTACGCTCTCATACCTGTGGACGAGGTACTGATTGAGTGGGCTGACGAGATTGTGTGTGCTAACCCTGAGGTGTTCCATCAGCTGTCTGCCCACTTTGGTAAGATGGAGGACAAACAGATACGTACGCTTAACCTGCCTGATAGGTTTCAATACGACGACCCCGAGCTAGTCTCGCAGATTGTTGAACAGTATGATGTTATCTAATGGAGACCACACTATTAGCGGCGAGTCTGCGCTCAAGAGAAAGCTTCGACCTTATCTCTGGGCACATTGACTTAAGGAAATACTCACGAGCCTTTCAGATAGTATTCGACCAAGTATCTAGTTACTATGGCCGAGATACTACGGCTACTAAAGTAGACGGTAATACCCTTAAGGGATTACTCGAAGATACTACGCGTAACGACAAGCACTTACTAGAGTTTAGTACCCTAGTAGACAGTGCAGTATCTCTGGATATATCAGAGGTTAACGTGCGGCAGGTAGTATTGGGGGCTAGGAAAACGGAGCTAGGGTTATCTCTAGCGCAAGCAATTGTTGAGGATAGAGACCACGAGGGGTTACTAGAAGAGTATCAAACAGTATGTAGGTTGACCGAGCTAGAGGACCTAACAGAGGAAGGGGTTGAGGTAGTAGATAGTACTAACTTCTTATCCATCCTTACTGGCGAGGCAGATGATAGTACTAAGATGGCTGTATACCCTATGGCTATCTCTAATCACATAGACGGTGGCGTGAGAGGGGGCCACCACGTAGTAGTGTACGGTATGTCAGAGGCAGGTAAGACTGCGCTGATGCTGACCATCGCTGCTGGATTCGCTAGGCAGGGACTGATGGGTGTGTACTTCGGCAACGAGGATAGGCCGCAGGACATGTTAGTTCGGCTGATATCATGCCTCACCGGCATGACTAAGCACGAGATACTGGCTAACCCGGAGGCCGCACTTCAGCAAGCAACGGACCAAGGTTTAGCTAACGTTCAGTTCCTTAGCGTGGCACCGGGTACTCCCCGGCAGATTGAGGACTACGCAGATAGGTACAATGCTAAGTGGATTGTCGTTGACCAGCTGCGTAACGTGGCTATGAAGTCTGAGAGTAGGGTACTTCAGCTGGAAGCAGCGGCTACTGCCATGCGTAACCTAGCTAAGAAGATGGGCATCGCTGTGTTTTCTGTGACGCAGGCAGGTGAGTCTGCTCGCAACAAGGAAGTACTTGACCAAGGTGACGTTGACTTCTCTAACGTAGGCATTCCGTCGCAAGCGGACGTGATGATTGGTATCGGTGTGACCCCGGCACTAGAGAATCAGGGGCTGAGAATGATTAGTCTTCCCAAGAATAAGTTGTCTGGTGACCACGCTAGCTTCCCTGTAAGGCTGAGTCCAAGCATCTCTCGTTATACATCTGTTTAACTAGATGTACCTTGAGTGAATGAACAGATGATAAACTATTGACACGAGTGGCTTAGGTCTTTATAATCTGGACCTAGGTCAGCGAAGAGATATATATAATATATAAATATATATAAATATATAAGAGCATATATTATATAGAGCATTATAGGAGCATATGGAGCAAGAAGACTATCTAGACTACACAGACCTTGTGTTGTTGTACCACAAGGGATTCACACACGAACTACATGGTACCCTGTGGGGGTACGACCTGTCAGGGACTGAGTGGGCCGTATTACCGGAAGCCTTAGGTGGCTTCCTAATCTTCCACAAAAGACTACCGTCTGGTGGACTGGCACCTAGCCACACTATGACACGCGAACAATTCACGGAGGTCTTTGGATGAGCCTTCCGTGGTTCTTGCAGAAGGATAGCCAGTACGTATACACCAGCGACGCGGAGTATCTAGTACTAGACTTCGAGACCACGAACAAGGACAAGGGCTCTGCCCTGTGCCCTGACAACAGGATAGTGTTAGCCTGCTGGTCTAGGTACAAGAAGGGCGTGCTGTTAGAGGAGAAGTATAAGTTCGGTGATGAGTACGAACTAGAGGAACTGCTAGAAGACATACGCCGCGTTAAGTTTGTTGTTGCACAGAACTCCAAGTTCGAGATGCAATGGCTCAAGCGATGTGGCCTCGACCTACGCACCGTACTCTTTTACGATACTATGCTAGGTGCTTGGGTACTCGACGGTAACCGCCAGCTGGAGCGCAACTTAGATGCACTAGCTGCACGTATAGGTATAGCGGGCAAGGGTAACCTTGTAGCTACGCTGATGCGGATGGGCATGTGCCCCTCCACTATTAAGCAGGACTGGCTACTCAAGTACTGCAAGCAGGACGTAGACATTACGCACCGAGTCTTTGTAGATCAGATAGCTAAGCTCACGTACATGGAGCAGATGCACCTAGTACACACCCGCAACCTGACAGCTGCGGTGCTAGCCGATATAGAGTTTGAGGGCTTGACCCTAGACCCTGTAGCTGTAGCAGAGGAGTACCGCAAGACGCAGACTGAGTGGCAGGCAGCTAACACAGAGTTGTACGAGCAGACAGGCGGCATCAATCTAGCTAGCCCTAAACAGGTAGGTGAGTTCCTATTCAGCGTGCTTAAGTTCAGGGTACCTACCGACCACCGTGGTAAGGAGATGCTTACCGGCAAGGGTGCCCCATCTACTAGCACAGATGCTTTGTCTAGGCTAGTAGCTAAGACCCCTAAGCAGGAAGCTTTCCTCGACCTGTACCGCCGCTTCAACAGGCTTGACAGCCTGCTTACTAAGAACCTTGTGTTCTTCAAGGGAGTGTGTGACGAGTATGGTGGTAAGTTCTTCGGCTCGTTCAACCTAGGCCGAGCCGGTACACACCGGCTAACCTCGTCGGGCAAGCCGCTATTATTTGCTGGTGAGAAGAAGCCGCGAGGCATCCAGTTACAGAATGTCCCACGTGAGTACAAGAGATTGTTCTGGTCAGGTCATGAAGATTGGGTAGTAGTAGAGGGCGACGGCGCACAACTAGAGTTCCGTGTAGCTGCAGACCTTTGCCGTGACCCAGTAGCTATCAAGGAGATTGCGGAAGATGTAGATGTTCATACGATTACTGCTAACTTCTTGTTCGAGCACGGACACCCAGGCTTTGATACAATGACTGCTAAGGAGAGGCGACAAGATAGTAAGGCGTTTACCTTCAAGCCGCTGTATGGCGGTGCGTCAGGCTCAGATGCTGTAGTAGAATACTGCGAGTTCTTCAAGGCCAAGTACACCTACATAGCCAACGAGCAGTACTCGTGGGCACTAAGGGCCATAGACACTAAGCAGCAGCGTACACCATACGGCATGACATTCTACTGGCCGGGCACCAAGATGAATAGGGGTGGATACATAACCAACACCACTCAGATTTATAACTACCCTGTACAGGGGTTTGCTACTGGAGAGATTATCCCGATAGCCTTGGTACACTTCTGGCACAGGAGTGCTGGTGCTGCAATCCGAATCTTCACCACGATCCACGATTCTATTGGAGCAATAGTTCACAAGGATGCAGTAGAGATTTGTAAGCAGCTACTTAAGCAGTCGCTGACGGATGATGTATACCGCTACCTGCGGGAGATTTATGACTATGAGTTTGTTACACCGCTAGGCGTGGGCGTCAAGGCTTCACGCAACTGGGGCACCGCCTCTAGTGAATCCATTTGGAATGTGTTTCCCGATGGTACCTTTACCTTTAAGGAGAAGTAAAACATGGCTCAGATTCAAGGCATGGTCAGTGAGATTAAGGCGTTCCCCACCAAGACGGGCGCTATGATGTACACCATGATCGTAGACGGTAACCGTTATGGCTGTGGCAACAAGCCGCCAGCTGCCAAGGCCGGCGATACTGTTAGCTTCACGGCTACCCAGAATGGTAACTTCCTTAACGCCGATACCCGCACCCTGAGCGTGGTGGCTAACGCAGCTGCCGCTGTCCAGCAGACGGGTGGGCTGGCTAAGCCGCCAGCTACTGCAGGCGGTGACTACAAGCAGGACGTCATCTCTAGGCAGTCGGCCTACAACACGGCAGTAGCCTTTGTAGCCGCCGTGGTGGCCGCTGGTGCCATTCCCGGGACTACGGCTAAGTCTACCCCCGCCGAGAAGTTCGCCCTCTTAGAGGCGCTTGTAGATGAGAAGGCGGCTGAGTTCCTCCTTGTCAATACCGAGGGTAAGACCACGTTCAAGCCGCGTGCTGTTCGGGCTACCACCCCGGAGGCTGGGGCTGGCGTCCCTGCCTCGGGCGTTGCTGAGGAGTGGGAGTGAGGTTCATTCAGGCCTCGTTAATACTGCCCATTGTAATACTGATAGGCTTCGTTATAGTGGCAGTCAGGAAAGCGAGAACTTCTAGCCGCTAAAGTGTTCTAAGTTGTGCCCCGGCCTACAGGCCTAGCAAGTACCCGACCAAGCGGGCTGTTGCTAGCTGTCCTTAGTAGGCCGGGGCCTTTGTTCCTAGAGGGCAGCCATGTCTCAGACAAAGCTCGGCTCATTCGCCGAGGCGTGGTTCAACGTAGCCGTAGGCTTCGGCATCAACTACGCCGGTAACATCTTCATCCTACCCCTGTTTGGATTTAACGTAAGCTACAGCGACGCGCTGTGGATAGGGGTAATCTTCACTGTAATTTCTGTGGTACGCAGCTACGTGCTGCGACGAGTGATGAACAACTACAAAGCAAGGTGGAACAATGCAAGTACTGGTAGCGTGTGAGTTTTCAGGTAGGGTCCGGGATGCGTTTCGTGCGCTAGGCCATGATGCTTGGAGCTTTGACTTGCTCCCCAGCCCCGACGACAGCCCGTATCACATTCAAGCAGATGTGTTACTGACTGCATACAACGGTAAGTGGGACTTGATGATTGCCCATCCGCCGTGTACCCACCTCGCAGTGTCCGGCGCTAGATGGTTTAAGGATAAGCAGAAAGAACAGAAAGAAGCCTTACGATTTGTGCAGCTACTGATGGACGCACCTATTCCTAAGATAGCTATCGAAAATCCAGTAAGTGTAATCTCTAGCTACATCCGTAAGCCTGACCAGATAGTACAGCCGTGGATGTTTGGCGACGAAGCAACAAAGACTACTTGCCTATGGCTGAAGAACCTGCCTAAGCTCGTGCCTACTAACATCGTAGGTAAGGGGGAGAGGCACGTAACTAAGTCTGGACGTAGCTTACCTAAATGGTATAACCTTCCACCTAGCGCCGAGAGAGCGGGCATTAGAAGCACAACCTTTCCCGGATTCGCAGCCGCTATGGCTGCACAATGGAGCGACCTATGAACTATCCTGATAACAACCCGAAGACTTTAGTAGGTGCCACCAAAGTACCGCTTCACCTAGTACCGCCGTCTGCCGTGCACTACCTAGCACTGGCACTGGCGGATGGTGCTAGTAAGTACGGCCCGTACAATTGGCGTACTTCCCCCATCTCTATCTCTACCTACAAGGCTGCAGCCCAGCGACATTGGGATGCCTTCTGGGATGGGGAAGACTTGGCTCAAGATTCACAAGTACACCACCTTGCCCATGCTATGGCCTGTGCAGCACTAGTGCTGGATGCTTTAAGTGTGGGTGTTCTAGTAGATGACCGCCCAGAGAAGGGTGCCGCGTCTCGGCTACAGGCTGAGTACGCTAACAAAGACAAGGAGAAAAAGATTGAAGCTACCGCCCGACTCAGAGAACTACAGGTTACCCTCGCCACTTGCCCCACAGTCCAGCGAGCACAGGACTTTAACCGAGGAGGAATCCCGCACCCCACTAACTGCAGCTAGCACGCCGTGGTCTAGTGTTGGCTACCTGACCTACAAGCGAACCTACTCACGGAGACTACACGAAGATGATACTACTGGCCCAACAGAAGAATGGAGTGACACAGTTCAACGAGTCCTTGACGCAGCTAATGACCAACTGCATTGCGGATTTACAGGAGACGAACAGCGGAGGCTGGGATCATATCTCGAAGGACTTAAAGGTTCAGTTGCGGGCAGATTCCTCTGGCAACTGGGAACTGCTACTGTTGGCAAGCTTGGACTCGCGTCCCTTCAGAACTGTGCCTTCGTTACAGTGGACTCCCCAAGAGCATTCACTTGGGCCTTCGACCTCCTTATGCTCGGAAGCGGCGTAGGGTATAACATTCAACGGGAGTACGTAAATGAACTTCCCCCAGTTAGAGCCTCATTTGCACCACCAGTACGAGATGACACTTCAAGTGCAGACTTTATTGTTCCAGATACAAGAGAGGGTTGGGTACAACTTCTTGAACGTGTACTGGCATCCGCATTTGAATCGCGTGAGGCCAGCGGGAAGGTACTCCGATACTCCTGTCAGCTGGTTAGAAGCAAGGGTGCGCCTATTAGAGGATTCGGAGGCGTTGCTAGTGGACCTGAAGACCTTGTGTGGGGAATTGGAGAGATCGCTGGTATCCTTGAGAGGCGAGCCGGACAAAAGCTGAGGCCTATCGACTGTCTAGATATCATGAACATAATCGGGGCGGTGGTTGTAGCTGGTAACGTGCGACGCTCAGCCCAGCTGGCTATTGGAGATTACGATGACGAAGAGTACATGCAAGCCAAGCGCTGGGACTTGGGAGCTATCCCTTCGTGGAGAAGTAAATCCAACAACTCCGTTGTCTGCTCGGACATTCGTCTGTTGCCTGACAGTTTCTGGGAAGGGTACAAAGGGAACGGGGAGCCGTACGGAATCATTAACCTTGACCTATCAAGAGCTGTTGGACGGACTGGCGACACTAGTTACCCAGATGCCAGCGTGCGAGGATACAACCCCTGTGCCGAGCAGAGCTTAGAAGACTATGAAACTTGCTGCCTTGCTGAAATCTTTCTACCCAACATTGATTCGAGAGCCGAACTTCTGGATGTTGCAACTCTACTGTATAGGGTTTGTAAGCATAGTCTTGCCCTACCATGCCATCTCCCGGAGACGGAGCAAGTTGTTCATAAGAATATGCGGATGGGAATTGGCATTACAGGTTACCTACAAGCGACCGAAGAGCAGCGGAGCTGGTTGAGTGAAACGTATGACAGCCTGCGTCTGTACGATAGGGCGTATTCTTACATACACGATTTCCCCGAATCTATTAAACTCACTACTGTTAAGCCTAGTGGTACTCTATCTCTGCTTCCCGGCGTTACTCCGGGATGTCACCCTGCTTTTAGCAACTATCTTATTAGGCGCATTCGTGTTGCCAGTGATAGTCCTCTCGTTGATGTTTGCCGTGCACATGGTTATGACGTTGAGTTCCAGCGTAACTTCGATGGCACGAATGACACTTCGACGGTGGTGGTGAGCTTCCCCTTTAGCTACCCCGAAGGGACTAAGCTAGCAGCAGATATGACTGCCATCGACCAACTTGAGGTAGTCCGGCGTCTGCAGGCTGAGTGGTCTGACAACTCTGTTAGCTGCACTGTGTACTACCGGATGGAAGAGTTGCCCCTGATTCAAGAGTACCTTAAGGAGAACTTCACCCATAACTTTAAGAGCTTGAGCTTCCTGCTCCATTCTGGTCACGGCTTCGACCAAGCCCCTCTTGAGGAGATTGATAAGGCCACGTACCTCGATATGCTTTCCCGTTCCACTATGATTACTTCCGTTGCTACCGCCACGTTCGACTCAGATGATGAGTGTGCTGGTGGTGTGTGCCCCGTTAAATAAGGAGAACCACAACATGCTTACTAAGCCTACCAGTTCCGCCCCGAAGGTTGCCGCTGCCCTGTCCGTCTCGGACTACATCCAGCAGCGGGTCAATAACGCAGTGAGCAATAACTTCAGCTCCACTAAGATTTGGCTTAAGCGCCACAACCTTACCGAGGCTAACGGCGTCCTGGACGCGGCCGGCTTTCAGACGCGGGTAGTGCAGGAAGAGCCGAAGTCTGTGCAGCTAGAGATTAGCTGGTAAGATTAACCGAGTCTGAATGGTATACGCCTAGCCCCTTGACAAGAGGGGCCTAGGTCAGTATAGTAACTTCTTTGGTAACCAAGCGTGGGTGGTGGGTGGCGCTAGCCGCCGATACCAAACGCGCAGCCGGAGCGTCCACGTACCGGCACCTTTGCGAGATTACTAGCCCAAGGGGCGGGCAGCAGCCTTCCAAGCTGAAGAACGCGGAGTTCGACTCTCCAGTCTCGCTCCACCCTAGCCGCCTTAGCTCAGTAGGCAGAGCACCTGTTTTGTAATCAGGATGTCGCGCGTTCGATTCGTGCAGGCGGCACCACTTTACCCGAAGTCGAGGCGGGATTTCCTCTGACCCCCAGTAGGAGAGACACATGAAGACCAAGTATGAATATGAAGCTATCAATGGTAAGCGCTGGGTTCTGGTCAACAAGAACACACTTAAGTCCGGCCACGGCTATGCCACCCGAGCTGCTGCCCGCGTCCGCAAGACCTCCTCTCAGTTTATCTACGATACCCGTAACCTTATTGCAGTACGGTAATTAATCACGCACCCGTGGTGGAACAGTAGACGCGCTGGACTTAGGATCCAGTTCCGCAAGGAGTGGGGGTGCGAATCCCTCCGGGTGCACCAGATAGCCAGCATAGCTCAGTTGGTAGAGCAAGCGGTCGATAACCGCTAGGTCCTAGGTTCGAGCCCTAGTGCTGGCACCAGATAGGAAAAAGCAATGAGAGTGTTGATTTATGGTGGGCGTGACTTCACCAACAGACAAGGTGCCTTTGCTTTTCTAGATGGGGCATTTGACGAAGAGCCTCAGGGTACCCTGATGATAGTGAGTGGCAAGGCTCGTGGTGCCGATACTATTGCAGAGGAATGGGCCGACGAACGCGGCCATGGCTTTGAGGGATACGCTGCCGACTGGGCAAGGCACGGCAAAAGTGCTGGCTCTATACGCAACCAGCAGATGCTAGATACAGGAATTGATTTAGCAGTTCAGTTCCCCGGAGGTAGTGGTACGGCGGACATGCGTAGACGTTTGGACAACGCTAGTGTCAGAGTACTGGAGTACTGATGAAAGAGAAAGAGCCAGAGAGTTTCCTTGAGAAGGATAGAAAGCACCGTGATCGTACCAAGAAGCGCCGCCTTACAGCAGACGAGAAGGCTAGCACCGATGAGACCGTCCCGCGTATGGAGCCGTATAAGAGAAGCAAGAACTGGGTTAATCAGCTCGACGAAGAGTAAGTTCACACGCTTTGCTACTAAGGATTTCGACATGGATTTTAGTTGGATGAACAACGACCAGCTGCTAAACCTAGCCTTTGACAATAAGCAGGTGGCCCAGCTTGACCAAGGCGATAAGATAAAGCTCATCCGTGAGCTGGCTATCCGGGTACAGAATCAGGCTAACGAGTTACAGGTACTGGTTCGATGATACCTTCCCTAAACCCCCTTCTAGACCTAGACCCCACGGTCTACGCCTCGGGGTTCGCCGCAGATGCGGAGATTAGACGGGCATTGATGGAGAACGGTGAGGATGCCGGTGACTATCTAGAGGTAGACTATCTACCCTTTGCTCTTAGCAATGCGAAGACGGCAGTCAACCACGTACTAGAGACCTTCTCCGATAGGGAATACTACAAGGGGTATCTCACAGGCAAGGGTAACTTCCGCTACGATGTGGCTACCATCCTACCCTACAAGGGTAACCGCGATCCTTCTCATAAGCCCAAGTACTACAAGGAAATACGCGAGTATCTAGTTAACAACTACGATGTGGAAGTAGTAGAGGGCATAGAGGCTGATGATGCTATCTCTATCCAGCAGTTCGCTAAGCCGGACAAGAGTACTTGCATAGTCACCATTGACAAAGACCTCAACATGATTCCGGGCTATCACTACAATCCCCGGACTAAGGTGTTCTGGTATCAGTCCTTGCACGAGGCAGACAAGTTCTTCTGGTGGCAGATGATGGTTGGCGACGCAACGGATAACATCCGAGGCGTCAACGGTATAGGCCCCAAGAAAGCTGACAAGCTTATAGCCTCGGTAGACGAGGACCTTGAGCAAGTAAGGGCCGCTGTGACCCAGATGTATCAAGAGCAGTACGGACCTTCGTGGCACGAAGCCATGCAGGAAGTAGCCACGTTACTATGGATGCAACGCAAGGAAGGAGATAAACCAGATGTATAAGGAGCTACCAGATGACTACGAAGAAGGTGAAGGCCCCGACGAAACCGAAGCAACTGAAGAGCGGTTTCGAGAAGAAGGTAGCTGCTTACCTGAGTTCTAATAAGGTACCATTTGAATACGAGACGCTACGCGTACCCTTCACGGTTCCAGCCAAGAAGCGTACCTACAATCCCGACTTCATGCTGCCCAATGGCGTTATCATTGAGGCGAAGGGCAAGTTAGATAGAGATGTACGGGAGAAGATGGCGCTAGTCCTAGAACAGAATCCCACGTTAGATATCAGAATACTATTCATGCGCAACAATAAGATTGCCAAGAATAGTAAGACTAGGTACTCTGACTGGTGTGAAAAGCGAGGTATAACTTATGCGGTTTCCGAACAAGGCCACGTTCCTGAGGAGTGGCTTAGTGACGCTACTAGGAGTGGCAGTACTGCTGGGCTTGACGAGCTGCAGAGTCCATCCATCCGAGTCTACCCCTGTGATGATAGAGTGCGCCGCAGTGGGCCAGCCCTTGATGGCGATAGAGGTTCGGAGTGATGACTTCTACGAGCTTACTTCCTATGGGTTTAGGGCGCGGTTCGACGGCGTGTGGATTCACTATCACGCCCACCCCGGGTCTGTCTGCACGGTAACTACTACTATAGGTCCACTAGAATGAGTGGCTGGTACGCAGCCCTGTCTCTGTGGGCCGTGGCCCTACCTACTATGTATGAAAGCTATGAGTACATCCTTGTAGAAAACAAGGGAGAGCTGTCTAATATGGATAAGAAGTCTCTCTTCGTATTTGCCGGGCTGTGGCCTGCTATCGAGCTAGTGATTCTACTCATCAATCTAACTGAAGGAAAAAATAATAATGACTAATAAAGTTAACTCTACTACTCTTACATTCACCGCCGTTGACGGCGAGCCGGACTTCATGCTTAACGTTGAGTGGGAGCCGTCCCTTGCCGCAGCCCTTGAGGCGGTTGGTGGCGATGAAGACAAGCTACCCCCATCCCATAAGATGATGCTGCTTATTGTAGGTAAGGTGCTCAGTCCCTCGCTCTCCTTTGGTGACCCTAACAAGTCGTCGAAGGATGAGGTATCTACCGCCCGCATCGCCCGCGAGGCACAGCGTAGCCACTAAGGGGGCAGCTTTGAAAATCTTACTTCTGGATATTGAGACGGCACCTAACCTCGCCACAGTGTGGGGTCTGTTCAAGCAGAACATCGGTATCAATCAGATGATTGAGTCCAGCTACACCCTCTGCTGGGCAGCTAAGTGGTTGGGAGAGGACTGGATTTACTTCGACTCTGTTCACCGCTCCAATCCCAAGCAGATGATAAAGCGAATACACGCTATGCTTGACGAGGCTGACGCTGTTATCCACTATAACGGTACTCGCTTCGACATGCCCACTCTTAACAAAGAGTTCCTGCTACATGGCCTACCTCCGCCTATCCCGTACAAGCAGATTGACCTGCTCCGTACTGCCCGCAATCAGTTCCGCTTCCCGTCTAACAAGCTAGACTATGTTGCTCAGCAGCTAGGCCTCGGCTCTAAGACTAGTCACCTAGGCCACGAGATGTGGCTCAAGTGTATGAACGGGGATGACGAGGCTTGGAATATAATGGAGGAGTACAACTGCAACGACGTACAGCTACTGGAGGACTTGTACAACACCCTGCTCCCGTGGATTAAGGGCCACCCCAATCGCTCCGTGTTCCAGGGTGAGAAGGTTTGCCCCACTTGTGGTGGTAACCACTTCCAGAAGCGAGGCTTTGCCTTTACTACAGCGGGTAAGTACCAGCGTTTCCAGTGCCTTGCCTGCCGAACTTGGTTCCGAGACGTAGCCAACGTAGCAGACAAGTCTAAGTTTACTTCGCTAGGAGTCTAGACATGTCAGGACAAGTGATTATAAGCCACGCCTTTGTAGAGAAATGGGCAAGTACCTGCGAGATGGTTAGTGCTATCTACGGTAAGTCAGAAGTAGAGAAGCGATGTGCCTCTCTACCTACATCATTTAGGTCGGAACTAATAGCTGAGCTAAAGGAGAGACGCCGCGATGAGCGACTTGGATGACACAGTAGCTTCGACTAGCCTGACCGTAACAACGCAATCAGATGGCCCCACTATCTTCTCCTTAGAAGATAAGATTCTAGTCTTCCCTAAGGGAGTAGTGGACTTTGCTGCTAAGATGGGGGTAGAAGTACTAGAGATAGACACTGACGGTGACATGCTGGGCTACAATCCTACTACCCGAGAGTGGGTGGGTCTACCACCAGCTAACGAGGATGATGAGAAGCCCGTTTCCGTAGTGAGTCCCTTCAAGAAGAGAGGAGAATAACATGGCACTTATGAAAGCTAAGACTGCAAATGCTAAGGCTAAGTCCGTAGACAAGAGAGAGCTAGCCCTACAGAGCGTAGCCGATAGTATCACTACCACTGTGGCTGTTGGTGAGTTTGGGACGCGGTACTACTCAGTGGGCTACGATGAGATTGATGACTATGTGGTACTAGCCCTGAAGAAGGCCGGGTACTCGGTAGTGCCCGATAGTATCCCAGCCCTTATCTACACCCCTCCGCGTAAGGCCTCGACTTGGTACGAGAAACTGTTTAGCTGGATTCCCCGCATCGACGACGTACACCCGTATGATGACTTCCTTCTAGACTATAGGCGTGCGTGGGTTGTTTCTTGGGAACTGATCCGAGAACCACAGTCTACTAAGGCGTAAAAGCGAAAGCCCGGCGAAAGCCGGGCTTTTTTTATTTTTATTTGCTTCTCTTTTCTTGCTCTCGTTCCCAGCACTGGCGTAGGATAGAGTCTTGATTCTCTAGTCGCCTGTAGTTAGCGAGTAGCTCTCCAGTCCATAGCTTAAACGCTGAGAACTCCGAGGGGATACTCTCGGGGTCAGGGCTAGCTGGCCTCGCCGAAGTTCCTTCGGTGGGGCACCACAGCGGGGACTCACTGGCCCGCGATATCTTTAAGTGACTGCAGCTCGTCAGGGCTAAGGTCACAATTAGGGTTAACACCAGCTTCTTTAACAGCATCACGTAGTTCTCCTAGGCCCCTCTCTATGCGGGCATTCTTTGCGGCAGTAACAGCAGCCGCCGTCTCCGCCTCACGGGCGTTGAGCAGCAACTCCTTATCCTTTAGTTCCAGTTCCTTAGCTAGCAGCTTGTTTTCCTGAGCAGCAAAGCTAGTACGCTGTACCGACTTGCCATAGAAGTACACACCAGTATGCGATCCTACCAGCCCTAGCGCCAGCAACCCAGCTAGCAGCAGCTTGGCTGTGTTCTTTGCTACCCACATCTGCACATCTAGCGTGCCTATCATTTACCTATGCTCCCGGTAAGACTCACGTAGTTTATTATTGCCTTGCCAACACCTGAGAAGAACATCCACACGCAGCCTGTCACAAACACTACCGCACCAAAGCTACCTTCCCACTTAGACACCTTGTTCAGAAGGTTATGCATAATAGCCGCCTCGTTAGATAGCGAGGTGCGTATCTGCTGCAGCGCCAGCTTAATTTCGTCGCGGTCACGCTCGTCTCGGTGAGCCTTCTCCTCTAGGACGGCGATACGCTCAGCCATCTCCGTGTACTTATCATCCATAACAGTAAGTCTCCATTAAATTAAAGGTCCGTTTCCACGTAGATGCGGTTGAGCGCAAGAAGAGCAGCTGTGATTCCTGTGGTACTACGAATCTGGCTGTGCGCAAAAAGGAACGTAGTATTCGTAGGTAGGTTAGTAGAAATTACTAGGTCGTCCACCAACACAGCTCCCGTCATTGCGTCCACTAGGCGTACAGTTACATTGCTTGCGTTAGGCGGTGCGAACATCATCAGGTCTAGGATAGTTCCAGCAGCTACAGCCACACCTGTGTCCGTCTTAGTAGTTGTAGTACCAGAACGTGTGAACACCTGCCAGTTAACGTCGGCAGCGTCCTTACACACACCAATACTATTGTTCTGCACACTCGGCTCTCCGGCCAGTGCGGCGTTAAGTGCTGATAGGCCATTAAGTATTTGAATATCGGAGCGGAATGTCTCCACACCGAAGCGTGAAAAGTAGAAGAACCCGCCACGCCCAGCCGCGTTACCCCTCCATGCCACAGTAGCAGAAGACTGTATACCACTCGACCCTGTTGCCGTAGTACCAGTGCCGAATGTAGCGCGATTCATGGAAGTAAGGTCGTTGGTACTAGCCTTAGTGGGGTGGGCCTGCACTGCCCCTGTTCCGGCGTTACGAGCGGTCCAGCTTACACCAAAGTTAATGGCTGCCGTAGTACCAGTGCCTGGTAGCCACATGTATACCGAATTACGGAATAGCGCCGGCTGTAAGTTAGTGTCAACACCTGCCGGTCCTATAATAGCTGGCAGCATGCGGCCAGCCTGCGGGCGGGCAAACATGCGTAGTACCCCAGCTCCCGGAGCAGCGGGTATAGTGATTCCGGTTACATCGTAATAGCTTCCGTGAACAACGCGTCCACCAGCGCCAATGGTCGTAAGGGCAGCACCGCCAAGTACACCAGCATTATTGTACTGCACTTGCCCAGAAGAGCCTCCGGGAGAACCACCACCGCCTCCGGGTATAGTGACTGTAGCTACACCGCCTACGTCAGTAGCTGTAACCCCGGCACCCACAAAGTTGATGGCCGTAGGAGAGGCAGTTACAGTAGAACCCTCTTCCTGTACAGGCACTGCTCCGCCACCACCAGCCGCCGCTATGGTTAGAGTACGAGTAGCCCCGCTGCCTGCGGGCGTAATAGTGACATTAGTACCGGCTATAAGTGCTGCTTCCGTCTGCGCTCTCGACGAGGCATCAAAGTCGCTGATAGTGCTAGCTGTCTGGGTACCAGTATGCGTAGCTCTGTCTCGTAGCGAGGCATCGGAGGCGTTAGCTGTAGCACCATTAGCCACGTTAATAAGTGTACGCACCTGCGTAGCACTCAGGTCCTCTGGGTCACCAGTCGCTGCTGTGACACGGCCCTTGATGGTAGAGGTAGCCATGTTAGCTAGCTTGGTGTTGGTTACTACGTCGTTAGCGATAGTCAGGGCCGTTGCGCCAGTAACATCGCCTGTGTGCGTCGCGTTGGTTACCTTAGCAGTATTGGCCGTAACAGCAGCGGTCGCCGCTACTGCTGTCGCAAAGTCAGATATCGTAGAAGCTAGCTGAGTTCCGGTGTGATTAGCACGAGCAAGCAACGTAGCGTCCGATGAATTAGCCGTAGCTCCATCCGCTACATTTAGTAGCGTACGAGTCTGCGCTGCAGTCAGGTCCAGAGGGTCGGCCGTAGAGCCGGTGTTATTACCCTTAATTGTATTCGCCGGCATGTTCGCAGCCTTGGCGTTAGTAACAACATCATTGGCAATAGTTAGGGCTGTGGCTCCCGTAACATCTCCCGTATGGGTAGCGTTAGTGACCTTAGCGGTATTGGCTGTGACCGCCGCAGTGGCGGCAACCGCAGTAGCAAAGTCTGAAATAGTAGAAGCCAGCTGCGTACCAGTGTGGTTAGCTCTAGCTAGTAGAACAGCATCAGACGAGTTAGCGGTAGCTCCGTCTGCTACGTTAAGCAGCGTGCGTACCTGCGCTGCAGTAAGGTCTATAGGATCGGCAGCAGAGCCAGTGTTGTTACCTTTCACCGTATTAGCGGGGGCATTAGCTAGCTTAGCGTTAGTCACCACGTCGTTAGCAATCGTCAAAGTAGTGGCACCAGTCACATCGCCGGTATGTGTAGCGTTTGTAACTTTAGCAGTGTTAGCCGTAACGGCAGCAGTAGCAGCCACAGCTGCAGAGAAGTCCGATATAGTGCTGGCAAGCTGGGTGCCGGTATGGTTAGCACGGGCGAGTAGCGTGGCATCAGGGGAGTTAACGGTGGCCCCTGCCGCTATACCATCTAGCTTAGTCATAGCCGCTGCAGTCATGTGGCCTGGAGCACCAGCCGTAGCTGCCGGTATAGATATAGTGCGGTTAGCTGTAAGGTCACCGCCACCAGTTAAGGGGGAGGTAGTGCTTATAGTACGGCCAGTGCCGACCTTGCCATTCAGAGCAGTCTGCAAGTCAGTCTGAGATGCTAGCGTGCCGGTGATACCTCCCCACACAGCAGCACCCGCCGCGCCTATATAGGCCAGAGAGTTCCATCCAGTTACACCATCGCCGACCTTCATCTGTAGCGTGTCAGTCTCTACTCCTAGCTCACCCTCAGCTAGAACATAGTTCAGCCCAGTCCAAGTAGCGGCAGTGTCTCTCTTTAGTTGTAGTGTACTACTCATTTATGATGGGCTCCCAAAGTCAAACACGGGGTCAGAGCTGCTAGCAGTAGACGGCGAGCCTAGGTCTAGTAGACCGGCAGAGCTACCACCACTACCGATGTTAGCCTGAATATCGGCTAAGATACGATTAAGGTGTACCCTTTCTCCATCTGGATTAGACTTCTTTACGTTGTACTCAATCACTTAATTCTCTTCCACTTATCGCGGGTCTTCTTGACCTTCTCCTCAGCCTTGCGCCCTAGCTCTTGTCCAATGTCACCAGCACGCCCCTCCTCAAACATATTACGGAACGCAGTATCTTCCGCATTCCTCTGGAGCAGACGCCTAAACTCTGCGTTAGTCCACTGAGGGGTGTTAGAGTTAGAGCTGCCAATAGAGTTAGCTGCGTTGTTGCCCGCCTGCTGGGTGTACCGTTGCATGATAGAAGCCAGCTGATTGTTGAGCTTGTCCTGTACAGCGGCATTACCGCCATTCTTAACGACCACATTCTGCAGCATAGCCTGTAGCTGGGCCTGCGCTTTAGCCGACATCTCCTGAGAGATGGTCTGTAGGCGGGCGTCACTCTCCGGTACTAGGTCTCCTAGCCCCGGGAACACACCGTCTAGAGCGGCTCTCGCCCAGCCCTGCCACCCATTCTTACCGGAGAGCGTACTGAGTAGTTCCGAAATCTCGCTGTTGGCCTCGTCCACTACGCCCTCTGCAGCCCCACCTAGGCTAGTTTTAACGGTAGCCCACGCATTCCTGAGACCATCTAGCGCCCCATCTCCAGTGGATGGCTTAGACGCTGCCAGCTGGTAGCCTAGGGTCTGCGCCCAAGGAAGGGCACCCTGTCTACCCTGTGGGTTAAGGGAGTTGTTATTGGCGTTGTTGAAGTTAGCCTGCCAGTTATGGGGGTTACTATTGATAGGTCCCGATATGGGACCAACAGGCAGCCCACCGCCTCGGCTAGGCCCAGCTGGGGGGGTGTAGGGGGTGTTAGGAGTTATGCCCGTAGGCGGCGTCTGAGGGCCTCCTAGGCCGGGGTTAGAGGGGTTAGGACTGAAGCCTCCACCCCCGCCTCCGCCAAACATGCCACCCAGAATCTGGTTGACGCTATTAGTAGACTGGGCACGGGGCATACCCGCCAGCAGCATAGCCGCATAGGGGTCCGCTGTGAAGGGCGGAGTATAGCCCGGCGAAGAGGCCGGGGCCTGCGAGGTAATCAAGTCGAAGTTAACAGCTGGTAAGCCCCCCGTCCCTTGAGAGACGGTAGGCTTATAGCTAGACCAATTGTACACGGTGTTGGGATTGCCGTTGTTCACAGATGAGGGGACATTAGCCTGCCCCGCTGTGTGGGTACCCTGCACCTGCTGTACGAAACTCTGAAGCCCACTCTGGTCAACCATATAGTTACTCCCTCACCGGAATTTGCCCCGACTCTGCGAGCTGCAGCGTGCGTAGGATGTTGTTGTAGTAGGTATTCTTGCGGTCATCGCCAATGGGGCTGGCGTTAACCTGCGACCAAGACTGCTTGAGACCCCTGACAGATACTATGCCCGAACCCTCAGGCACGTAGCCACCCATGTTAAGCATGGCTAGATTGGTAGGGGATACTCTCCTCGAAGCTAGGTCAGCCATGACTTCCTGTGGCGTGTAGCCTATGTCAATCATACCATCATGTAGAGCCTGCAACTTCTTAAAGTTATCTCGCTCCCTCTCTCGGAGGTCAACCATCTTGGATAGAAGCTGGTTATCATCTAGGTCAGTATCCGTCTTGAGTAGGGTATAGAAGTCCCCACGTATCTCGTTGGACACGCGAGAGAAGTCATCCGTCGCAAACTTAACAGACTTGTTCGGGTCTATGTTGTGGAGCTGACCGCCTAGAGCAGTGAACATACTGGTAAATATCTCATTCTCTACCGGCTTGTTGCCCGGGTCGAAGGGGCGAACTATAGCCGAGGGCAGTAGCAGGTCAATTGCCTTGGCCCCGCGTAGACCGTCCATACCTACCCACTCAAAGGCGTTTACTAGTTTGCTGTAGAACTCAGGAGTAATCTCCTGCATCCGAGTGTTGGTACCACCCTGCCCGAAGAAGGCCTGAACCATACCCCTACCGTACGGGTTAACAATCAACAAGTTCTTAGCCGCCTGCAGGTACTCTTCCGGCTCCGCACCTGCCACGGCCATACGGAAGAACTCCGTAGACGGGCCGAACGGATCAAGTCTAGAGAACTCTAGGATTACCGCCTCACCTTCTGAGTTATCACCCAGATAGATTAGGTCAGCAAACTTCTTGTAGTCAGGCATGAAGACCCTAAGCTTATTGGTCCACTCTTCGTCCTCTCCGCCGAAGTTCTCGGCAATCATCTGGGCCGTGGCGTGCATAGCCATCTGCATAACACCCATAGCTAGAGCGCCACCAACCACACGGCGTACACCGGAGGCCATCATAATCTTCTTGCCCTCGGTAGTCTTAGCTTCGCTAGCCTTCTTAAGGTCGGATAGTCCAACAAAGATGTTACCGATAGGGGCACGGAAAGTCTCGTAGACGTACGGCATAACGTACGTGATACCACCCTTCTCGATGTCCTTGATAAGGCTGGGCACTCTCTTGTAAGAGAAGTTAGACTGGTTAGTATTCCACGCAGCCCGGCGCTCAATCTCCTCTGCAGATATCTCGATACCCTCAGCCTTGTAGAATGCGGTAAGCTTGCGCTCTTCCTCTAGGAAGTTAGCAATCTTCCACACGACGTCAGCCATAGCGTACGTCTCTCTCCAGACTCGGCCACCGGCAGCCAGCCCACGCTGGGCCTTACTGCGCTTCTTCTCTATAGGAGACTCAAGGTGGGCGAATAGCACTTCGTTAAGCTTCTCGGCCTCTACCTTACGGATAGAACCTAGCATGGCGTTGTCGGTGATACCGGCCCGGATAACCTTCAACATCTCCGGCGTGGAGTGAGAGGAAGTCTGGGCAGCAATGAGCGAGGTAGCAATACCGTGAGCCTTGGCAATGGCCTTAGCGTTCAGGTTACCGTTACCAATAGTAGACACCACACCACCACCATAGTTCAGACCGGCGTTAGAAATGTTAGCCACTAACTGCAGCATCTTCACACCAGCAGCAAAGCCTATCCACTTCTCTACACCCCAGAACGCTGCAGCCTTGATTCTCTCCGCCGACCCCTGTTCACCCATGCCGATGAGCTGGTCGAAGGTACGGGTAATCTCCATCGAGCTTTCGATGTTGGCGAGTAGGTCCTTACGTACGTACATCCCATTGAGGGGGCCATAGGTTTCACCAGAGAGCGGGCTCCACTCCTGCGGAGACAGGTCGCGCTCACGCACTTGGTCAGCGGTTAGGATAGTCTTACCCTTCTGCGAAGCTAGTAGCTCCGAGAACGCCTTAGTAGTAGAGCGGAAGGTAGCCATACGAATCATAGTGGTCATGGCCTTAAGCGGTAGGTCCTCGTACTCTCCTAGGAGCTTACGAATCTCTTCCGGCACAGCCTTCTTCTCACTAACAATAGTCAAGTCCTGCGACTGGCCGCGATAAAACTTATTCAGGGCGGCATGAGCGCGGGAGAACAGGAGCTGCTCCACCAGCACACGAGCCTGCTGCTGACGCACAGCCGGGGTAGCATCTGCGAACTTAGACAGCTCCTCTATCAGGCGCTCCTTACGAACAGGCGCAGTTAGCGGATTATCTATGTCGGCTAGACCACCTGTACGAATACCCCACGCCGTAGCCATATCCTGCAGCTCGGTGAGGGACATCTCTTCTAGGGTGTCTACATCCGGGACTATCAGATGGTTCTTAGACACGTACTGTATAGCGTTACGAATGATGTCGTAGCCATCCTTGAACTCAGCATTAGGTGTGCCGGCAGCGTACTCCTCGAACTCCTTCCAGAGCTTCTTGGCACGCTTGGTGCCGATGCCCTTGGTGCTGGCAGCGTACACACGGCTATAGTACCGACCCATATTTTCCTTGATGGACCGATAGATTTTAGCCTCGGCCTCGGTGAAGGGGCGCGGGTCATCTAACCGCTGCTGAAGAATCTCGGCAGACATACTATCAATCTTAGCACGGGCCTGGAAGTAAGCCTTAGCTGCGTTGCCGTACTTAGTGGTAAGGTCCTTAGCCTTCTGCGACTTAGACAGGCCCTCGCCTAACTTCTCGAACTCAGCCACAGCCGAGCTGAAGCCGGTACGATAGGCATCTGTGTCCTGCTTAGCCTTGCGGGCCTGACGATATAGCGCCCCGTCCATTGCCTTGAAGTAGCCTTCGGCCTCGGCAATTAACGCTCCCGCCTCTGAGCCCGATCTCTCGAATATCTCGGCTATGCTAGAACGTACACCCTTGGTGTAATCAATCTTGCCGCCGCCAGCAGATAGGGAATCAAAGACCGCCTCTACGATGGTGCCCTTGTGGCCCCACTCGGGACGAATTTTCCCGCCAGGCCCGAAGAATACCTTCTTGGACACAGGGTTGGTGAAGGCCTCGTCTTCCGTTATCTCTACATCCCCCGCGTCGGAGGCGTAGATATCCGACGACTCGGAGAACTCCCCGTCGTTGTCAGTAACAGACTTAACATCCTGTGGCTTGAGGAAGATGTAGGACTCTGCCGCTTCGGGGAACACCTTCGAGAAGTCTTCATCGGATAGGCTGTTAAGCGTAATAGTTACGCGAGCCGCGTTTTGGCCCTGAGTAGTATTGTAGAAGCCACGCTGCTCACCGTCTAGAGGCAAGAGGGGTATGCCCAACTTGTCTAGACGAGGACCGGCAACCTTATCTGTTACCACACCAGTCAGGCCCATTTCCATACGATTGAGGTAAACGATGCCGTCAAAGCCGGCGTTTAGTATGGCCTCCCTAGTGTCGGCGTCGGCTACCACCCCACCCTCTTCCAGCGCGTCCTGCAGCCTTCTCAGCTCTTTTGCTAGACGAATCTCTTGCGGATTAGTACTCTTGCGTAGAGAGACCAGAATAGCCCGGGCGTCCCAGAGACCGAAGTCTCGTAGGCGTAGCGGGTTACTCATGCGACCAGCCATGACGTACAGGGCATCATCCGCTTGCGACATAAGGCCCATCTCTCCGGCCTTCTTGTTGAAGGTGGTAGCTACCTGAGGAGCAACAGTGGCGTGTATACCCAGCTGCCCGCTATCTACTGGCATCCTAAAAGCAGAGAAGCTCTTGCCATTAGCCCCAGTCTGAACGCGGCTGCCATGAAACAGGGGCATAAGCTCACCATCCTCAGTCACCATCTTGTTCTCTAGGCCAGCCCACTTAGCTAGGTTGCGCGGCAGTTGGCCGAGCTTCTGGCGATAGGTAGTTAGGTCGGCATTCTCAATGGTACGATTAGCCATCTCCTCGATAGGAGTCTCGAAAGCCGAATCTCTAAACTCGGCAAGGGAATCTCCTAAGGTACTGTCTCTAGCGGTGGCAGCTATAGCCTTAGCTAGATTCTTGTACATGCTAGATAGCTGGGCTAGCGTCTTGTTAAGAGTATTCTTTCTAGACTCCTCATTACCCAGAAGCCCCGGGATAGACTGGGGATTGACTCTGGTAGCCTTACTCTTAGCTTCGCTAGAAGCCCATGCGTTAACCGCAGGAGTCTGCTCCTGAACCATAGTCAGGGACGAAGTGGCGTCGAGTATCTCGTCAAGGGCGGTGTTCTGTTCCGCATTGCGTGGGGTAAAGATAGACTTGATAGCATCCTTAAAGCCCTGCCACGCGGTCTTCTTTGGGCCGGGCATGGGCACAGTCTCAAGCCACTCCATGAACACATCCTCAGTAAGCGCATAGCTTACTAGCTCGGTGGTGTTAGATAGGGGGCCTTGCTTGTTGCTGAGTATCGTAGCTAGACGGCCAGAGATACTACCCTGCTGCTCGCCGTACGCTAGCTGTACCGCTGCCAGTACGTCGTTGAGCTGGCGAACAGCCGCCGCAATTTTGGGGTTAGCTCTAACAGCCTTCGAGCTTATGACGTTTGACGTGACAGCGTGCAGCAGCTCGTGCAGAATTACCTCTGCTGTAGCTACACGAATCCACGTAGCATTCTTAGAGGGAATAAACGCACCGCCCCAAGTAGCCGTTTCAGGCTCTGTGGGTACGTCAATTAGTTTGATGTCAAGGTTATCAATGAGACCTACTAGTCTGTTAGCAAGCCACTTCTCTCCACGCGAAGCTTCTGGATGGGCTAGTATCGCACGCAGTAAGTCTCCCGGCTTAGTCCGAGAATCAGAAGCCATGACCTTATCTAGGGCAGCCCGCAGACCAGTGCTCTCAAAGAATACTCCCTTACCATCAGGCGTAGTCTGCCGCACAGCGTCACCATAGCGACGGCGCGTTGCGGTTCCTGTAGCAGCAGTCGGGTTAGCTGTAGTGGCACCTGCCAGCTCGGCCCGTACGTCGGCATCCTCTTCCTTAGACAGCTCCCTGTTGACAGCCTCAGCCGCCTCGGCTGGAGTCTTGCCCGTAGCCATCTCACGTTTAAGAGCCTTAGTAAGGTTCTTAGTTTCCTTAACCTTCTCCGCCTTTTCCCTATCCTTCTGAATCTTCTCGGCCTGCTTGACCAGCTTATCCGTGGCAGCGGTTACTTCAGGAGCAGCCGCTGGTTTCGGATTAGCCTTACGCCACTCAGCCATACGGCTAGCCGCCTCTACCTTAACGGTGGCTAGAGTAGCGCCTTCCTTAGCGGCAGCTTCCTTAATGAAATCTTCCTGAGCCTTAGCCTCTTTCTGAGCGTAGGCCTTAACCGTTAGGTTAGCGGCCTTAGTCTGCGCCTTAGCCAGAATCTTTTCGATAGTGGGAAGCTCGGCGTCTACCTCTCGGGCCAGCTGCTCGGCAGCAGCGACCTCCTCCTCGGTAGCCTTGGCCTGCGCCTTGGGCCGAGTATCCTCTTTCGCCTTCTGGCGGGCAAGCAGAAGCGCGGCAGCTTCCTGCTGAGCTTGCTTCTCAGTAAGAGTGCCGGTATAAGTGGGGCGAGCAGGCTGCTGGGAGATTTCTCCACTTAGTAGTTCCTGCTGCCCCTTTACCTCGGGAGTAGAGAATAGGTCAGTCGGAAGGTCAAGAGTATCTTCCCTCTCCTTAGCTAGCCTAGCCTCTGAACGTGCGTCTAGGTCCGCCTGCACGGCGATGTCATCTAGAGCGACGTTACGGTTCTCTTCTGCAATGGTGCGATCACGGGCCTCGACGATACGCTTGAGGCGCTCGGCTCTAACCTGAGCAACTAGCTCCGGCCTACGCTTACGCTCGTACGCATCTAGGGTCTCAGTTAGGCGGGCGTTGCGAACGCCTCTACGATTCTCCGGCTTGCGGCGAATCTCTTCCTTCTCAATCTCTAGGCGGCGCTGTGCCTCACGGGTAATATCCGCCGTGCTCTGTAGCTGACGCTCGTTCTTAAGTATGGTCTGGTCTTCGGCTAGAAGGGTGCGACGCTTCTCTTTAGACTGTTCTTCAGTCTCGAAGTCCGCCTGCTTGCGGTTATCAATAGAATCCTTAGCCGCAGTAGTGCGCTGAGACTGCAGCTCAAACTCGTCCTCTGTCAGAGTGCGCTCGCCCTTAGCTAGCTTACCAGCTTCCTCCTTATTAGCCTCACGCTGCTGCTCCGCCTTAGTAGCGGCAACAGACTCTCCAGTAAACATATCCTGAATGGTAGGAGTACGGTCATTCTCACCGGGAGTGAGGTCCGAGCCGAACGGCATCTCGGTCTGAGTAGCGTTGTTCAGCTGGTCGGCGCTAGCCTTCCTATCTAGTATCTCCTGTATCGCACGATCAGCTTCCACCTCGGCGTCGAACGCCTCACGGTTAGCCTCAGCTAGCCTCTGCTCGGCGTCTCTGCGCTCGTTGTCTCTGACTAGATTGGCCGTAGCTTCATCCGCCTGCTCCTGTAGGGAGCGGGTTAGGTTACGGCCTAGCTTATTCTCACGGTAGTCATTCCACACCATACCACCGCCCTCGGCTACGCCACCACCAAGGCCACCAAGGCCTTCTAGTAGCAAGCTGCCGGCGGTGTAGTCTGCGCCTCTGATGTCGGAAGCAATAGCTTCGCCGCCCATCTCCTGAGCAACGTTCAGCGCCGTTACCTGAGCAACATCTCTTGCTATGTTGCCGGTGCCACTAGCTAGACCAGCAGGCACGACAGCGCCCACGGCCATACGCGCTAGCGTAGACTCAGCTGCGGTCTTGAATGCGGCAAATCTAGCCGACGGGTCGGCCTGCTCCTCGGGAGACAGGCGGGACAGCACATCCATGTAGTCATTGCTTATTTCGGTAGACTCACCGAGAGCACCAGTAGCCCCCATGACAGTGCGGATGGCGGTAGGGTTCTTAGTTATGGCGGCAGTTGCAGCAGAGATAGCCGCCTGCGCTGCTAGCGTGGGTGCATTCTGTAGGCTGACGTAGTAAGCAGCACTGGGCGCTAGCTGAGCGGCAGTGAAGTAGTTACCAGAGTCTACGGCATCCTGAAATTCCTGAGAGGCAAGATTAGGGGGTAGCTTAGCTAGCTCCCGACTTACTTGAGTGAGTGCCTCTACCTGCTCAAAGGCTACCTGCTCAGCTCTCTGACGCTTAGCCTGTATGTCGGCATCCGACCTGAAGGTAGCATTGAGTTTGTCGTTTATCTGGGACGTACCGATGTTTAGGGCGTCTAGTCCTAGACCAACAGCCGCGTATCCAGCAGACACTGGGTTAACACCGGCCCGAGTGCCAGCGTTATTTAGGGCGTCACCAAAGGCGTCCTTGTATGGCTGGCTATCAAAAGCCTCAGCTCGCCCCTCACGAATAGCCATAGCCCTATCAGCAGCTTCCATTTCAGAAAGAGCAAGGCCTTCCTGTATAGTAGGCAGGAAGCCCTCTAGGCCAATCATACCTCTCTTGATTTCGTCGCGGCTGCTATTGCGGGCAACGCTAGGGTCTACAGCTGGCTGGGCATCTAAGCTGGGCTGAGCTACAGGCGTGACCGCCCCTACACCCTGCGGCAATTCGCGGGCACGCGCAAGCTCTAGGTCACCCATAGGGACGACATAGCTCGCGGCCTCTTCCCAAGTAATTTTACCGGCGTCTAGCTTTGCTCGCAGATTATCGTCTAAGGAATTATATATACTAGCCTTTTGGTCTAGCGTGATGTATGCCACTACTTAGCCTCCCGGCTTAGGTACTGCGCGGAGACCGGCAGGTGTTTCTAGATAAGGTGTATTAGGGACGTTAGTAGCCTGTGTCCTGGCCTTTAGATATGGCATCTCTAGCTCTCCTTGAATCTCGTTTGCTATACGTCGAGCACCTGCTTTGTCACCAGCCGCCAGAGCTTCCTCAAGTGCGTTCTCTAGAATGGCGGAACGACTCTCTACCGAGTTATCGAGGCCAGCTGGGACGTCTCCCACCGCTCGCAGCATCTTGCGTGCGTCGTTGATTAGCTGCTCATCTTCCATAGCCTGCTCTTGCTCGTCTTGGCTCTTGTCGTAGTCAAAGCGGGCTTGGGCTATTGACACCCCCGCCTGCTGCAGCCTACGGCCTAAAGCCTTGTCTTCTCTCTCTGCCTGTCTATCTTGATCGAAGTACTCAAGGCCTTTCTTCTTAACACCGGCATCAGCGATAGCACCTTCCGTCTCCGCTTCCTGCCTCTTTCGTTCATTCTTAATCTCCTGAAGCCTTTCCGGGGAAAGCTGGGTACGAGAAAGCACTTCGCCCTGTGCGTTACGCTTAACCTCAAAGTCCCCTTCGATACTAGTCTGACTAGAGTCCACAAGCTTGCCGATGTACTCTAGCTTAAGCTGCTCGGCTAGGCGGAGCTTCCTCTCTTCACGCTTCTCTTCCTCGTCCTTGTCTATACTCCCCTTGAGGGAATCGGCAAAGCCACCCCAGAATGCAGATGCCATGTTACATACCTCCCACGTCTAGGCCCGGAGGACCGGCGGGTGCCGGTGCCTGCTGAGGCTGCTGCTGTTCTCCGCCACTCATGGAGACGGCCTTCATAATTTCTAGTACCTCACCATACACTTGATCAGAGAACTCCTTGGGCAGTCCAAGAGAAGTCTCGATGTAGTTAAGAGTCTGGTCAATGAAACCATCCTCTTCGCCGTACACAGATGGATCAATCCCAAAGTTTTGCTGAGTGCTCTCGGCTAGCTGACCCACCATCTGCGCAAGGAACTGTCCGACCACTTGGCCGGGGTCCTGCGAAGACTGGAGCGCCTGCTGGATAGTCTGGAGACCACCATTGTCTAGCATAGCCATACCCATCATGGAGACCAGCTCCTTGTCGGACACGCTTTTCTTATTAGTAGTTTTCATTAGTAGTCTCCCGGCTTAGGCTTGGTGGGTACGGCGTCTAGGCCGCTACCCGGCTTGAAGTAGGGGGCGAAATTCTTTACTGTAGAGAACTGATTGTAGTTAGAGTCTAGGGCACCGGAGCGTTCCTTGCGCTGCTGCTGGTTGCGGAAGTACTCAAGGTCTGAGGCAAAGGAAAGCGTAGCCCGCTCCTCCCGGCCCTTACCCTTAACGTCCTCTTTCTGGGCGTCCTTTTGTGCAGAGCTACTGACGCCGCCGAGCACGGCACTAAAAATCTTTGAGAAGATACTCATTAGCCGCCCCCTCCTTGGTTAGTAGGCCCGTAGAAGTTACTAAACATATCCTTCATGTTTAGATTAAAGAAGTTGTTGAACCCCGAGATAACGTCTGGGGTGTAGACTGCTGGGTCTTCCAAGGCGCGCTGGGTTATGTACGTCAGCATATCCTGAGAGGACTGGATAGACATAGTAGCTAGTCTACCATTAAAGTCCCGGGTAAAGTTTTCGCTGGATAGCCAGTTGTCTAGGTCAGCAGCTGTACGCATCTGGCGTAGCTGGCTGAGGGACTCGAAGTTACCTTGGTTAGCCTGACGATACACGTCGGCATCAGCCTGAGCAATGGGCATCGCCGCCTCTAGGGCAGCTCTCTGGGAAGCACCAGCACCAATGGAGCTGTTGATGCTGCCACGGCTAGCCGCATACTCTGCACCACGCTGTCTTGCATTACGTATATACGGATTCTCATTGCTTAACAGGCCATTAAGCTGGTTCTGTACCAGCTCGTTAGGAGTCACCTGTCGCATAAAGTCAAGGCCTAGCCCATTAGCCCCTAGAGGCTGGGTAGGAACAGGACTCTGGGGACCGGTAGTAACCGGCTGCGGGACTGGAGCTGTAGGAGTAGCAACAGGCGGATAGCCAGTACTCATAGGCGGAGTCGGCACTGGTGCGGGACCCTTAGGCGGCGTCCACACAGGAGTAGGCGACGGGCTAGCCGGAGCCATAGGGTCTACTACGGGAGCAGGGCTCTTAGGCGGCGTCCAGACGGGGGTAGGGGAGGGGCTAGCCGGAGCTGTTGGATCAGCCATAGCAGGCTTACCGCCGAACTTAGACCTACGGACTGGGGTAAGGAACTCGGTATCATCAAGGCTCATAGGTCAAATGCTCCGTCTGGGGTAGAGTACGTTATTAAGACCTGCGCTACGTGCGAAGGTTCAATTACAGCTAGGTCAGTATTAGACCCGCTAAACTTAAGCTGAACCGCTAATCCTCTGGCGGCTATGTCTGCCCGGTTAGTGACAGGCTGGTATTCCGAGACTAGGTTAGCTGGGGTACGCGGTAGGTTAATTGGGGTAGTGGTAGTGCTAAGGGCTGTTCCGTTGAACACCATGTCATTCTGGGCACCCGCAGCCTGCACCTTTAGCCCAGCCTTACCCTTAGATAGGCCGTGCAGCCTAACTGCCTGTAAGGTCTGGAACTGTGCCGGGTTCTCCGTGTGGTACCAATTAGTGGTAAAGTAGTGCGGGATGTAGTTGCCGTCAAAGGAGTCCCCGGCGTCTAGGGCGTACACATAGTTAGAGGTATTGACAGCATCCTCGTTGTAGTGACTGACGAACATACGCTCAACACCGCCGTCGTCTACCTCAGAAGTCCACGCAATGGGGACAATAGTAGAAGTAAAGTCCTCCGTAGATGTGGCATCTAGGAAGTACTTCTGGAAGGTAAAGCCGGGAGCATTCTTACTTCCTTTCATAGTTACGGTAACGATGCTGCCGTCGTTGAAGAATATGCGGTACTGGTTCTTCTCTCTCACAGGAATAGCGCACGCCACACCAGCCGAAGTACTCTTGCCAATAAGGTCCTTACGCAGCTTACGCCGTAGGTACGAGGACACCTTCTCCGATAGCCTGCCGTCTACGAAGTCGCCATAGTTAGCAGAGGTAGACAGGACACAGACACCTCGGTTGTCTAGGTACATAGGCTCGCCCATGTCGACTAGCGTGTACTCAACACAGCCGGTATTAGGAGCAAGCACCTGTAGGCTAAAGCTATCCACAACAGCACCAACTAGGCTATGGATACTGCTCGCACAAAAGATGGCTAAGGTTACCCCCGGCATAGACATAAGTCCGGTGAGGATATCACCTACGCCGTGCTCGGAGGCACCTTGTGCGCCATCAAAGTTGGTCGGCTGACCTACAACTGATAGCTGCACCGAGCCGGGCTGGAAGCCTAGAGCTAGGTGATAGACGTGATACTCTACGTGGCGTGGAATATCTAAAGCGGCATCCGCCTGCGTATAGATAAACGACATAGCTGCAGTAGCGCCACCCATAACAAACCCACGACTGGCACCACTAACTCCATATATAGCGTCCGTATTATCAGAGGCGTAGAAGTTAGCGTTCTTGAATTGGTAGCGACTATTCTTCGCTTTCAGCTGAGGGTAGCCCGGCAGGGAGTTCAAGGACATACGAGTGGTGACGTCGCCTAGCTTTATTGTAGCACCAGCATCAGAGTATAGGTCAAACGCCGTAGTAATATCGTCACCCGGGTAGGCAAACTGTACGGCAAGTACGGCATCCCCGCCTGCGTAGGAACCAGATATAACATACCAGTCTAGTAGCTGTATCTCTCTAGTGTCAGTACCGTCGTCAAAGTAGTATGTAGACTCGACGGCAGTGCTGCCCCGGCGTAGTGCCCTCAGCTCAGTAGTCACGCCAGATAGGGTTACTTGCGCAGTATAGGACAGCCCCTGCTCAATCCAGCCGGGGGCAACAACCGCGTCGCTTACGTTAAATAGCTCTGGGCGCTGAGCACGGTAGATGCTGCATGCCGTAGAAGTCATGCCTTTAAGGTTAACTGCCTGATGGTATACAGAACCAGCTGCTACTGTGACTGCCCCACCTAGCGTGTGCGTATTATCTACAAGAGCCTCTAGGCTACCAGAGCCTAGGTCCTGTACTACAAGCCACCCGCTCTCAGCAGTGGACACTCCGGCAGCTACGCTAACAACCTTATCTCTAAGAACAGCCGTGCCACTACCTAGGGTAGTAGTTACAGTAGCCCCAATGGTGTAGCCGACAACCTCGTTAACGTTGGTCGCACTATAAGGAATCATGAGCTGAGGAACAACAGCAAACAGATTATTTCTGTGCCACTGCAGACCAACTGCCGTAGCAGGTAGGGCACCTACCGCTGCTCTTAGGGCAGTGTCTAGAGCACTAAACTGCGCGGGAGTAATAGCAGTCTCTGTGAAATCCCCGGAAGGATTAGCCTTCATAGTCCACGTGCCAAAGTCTGCGGAGATAACCTTACTACCAGTAAAGGAGATATAGGTAGCATCCGCGTAGTCGGGCCCAGGCCCAACAGTTATATCGGCATAAAACAGGAACCCAGATACTGTGCCGTTACCATCCTCGAACAGGACGTTAGATTCAAGGAGCGGAGGGCTACCTCCAGTAATTAGGAACCTGTGCGTGTAGACCTTCAAGGAAGGGATGTCAGTAGCATAGACGCTACCATCGTAGCGCGTATAGCCACCTATGCGGGCATAACCTAGGAAATCAAGTAGCTCATAGTTGAGGCAGTCAATCATAGACCCCGGCTCAGCCAGCATCTTAGGACTAGATAGGTCTAGTCCGCTGGTGAGCGGAATGATGGACGGTACTAGATCACTCACGATTAAACCTCGACGGCTGGAAGCTAACGGCTGGCATCAGGTTGCGCTCCATTGCGTTGCGGAAATAGGTAATACGCTTGTCAGCCCGGCTAGTAATAGTCCGATCACGGTCATACATGCCCGACTTGTGTACAGCCATCCACGCAATAATGTCATGGTAGCGCGGGTGGATTGCGGAAGGTGTGTCATCAAAGAGGACCATACTAGCAGCATCATCCTTGGTGTACGTAAAGTGAATCACGTACTGCTTGTCCGGCCTCGGCCAGAACTCTAGGGTACCATCTGGTGCCGTTGTGACAAAGCTAGGACGGCCTCTGTTACCGGCCATACCATCAAACACTTCTTCCCATGCGTTCCAAGGAACGTAAGTGAGGGAGCTTAGGCCTACGTCGGGATCGTTATCCTGAATAGCTGAGCCACCAGTACTCTGAGAAGAGAAGCTCTCAACTAGCACTTCCATGATGTCAGGGACCTGACCGTCTACCTTAAAGTCGTAGCGGCCCCAGCCCTTAACGCGGAAGGTACCAACACCTAGGTCTTCTGTGAATACTTCGTTGAACTTAAAGTCCGAAGCCTCGACATCGCCGGGCACGGTAAAATAGATTGTGGCCTTAGCTGTACCGGCAAGCCACGTGCCGGAGTGCAGAATTACCTGCTCTACTTCTAGCGAGTAGTTGCTGTCTGCACCAACGTAGAGACTCCCCACAGTGGGGGCAGTAGCACGGCTACCCTGCTCAACGTAAATAGCCGGACCAGCAAATACGCTGGCCCGGGCGGTCTTAAATTCCCACTCGTTGCGGGCCATCTGAATCTCTTTATAAGACTCATTGACCCACCGCTTGAACCTGCCGTACATACGGATGTCAGGCGGGCTAGCAAAGTTAGCCGAAGTAAGGTCGTCTTGGTCCTTACCCGCCTCGGCAATTGCTAGGTTTACTAACTCCAGATATGTACTCATTGTTAAGCGTTCTCCTAGTTAGGCTTCGACTTCAGTGCTGGGTAGCTTAGGCTTGCCGATAAGGCCGTTACTGATAGCCTCTCGTAGCTGCGCCTGATTCTTAGGCCAGTAACCAAACTCGTCACGATAAGCAAGACGCTGCTTGTACATGCGAGCACGGCCAGCCTCGTAGCCCGGCGACGGGTCAGCACCGGGAGTGCTGGCAATCACTTGGAACGGGTAGGTCAGCTGCGGCTCAAACGACCACAAGCCACTGTCATTCTCAATCGGCACGTAGTGCACCGAGTTCTCTAGTACGCGAACCACCTTTTCCGGCACGTCAACTACGACGTTGCGCGGGATGGAACACTTATATCCGTTGACCATAACAGGGACTGGACGGCTGCCCGCCTTAGCTCCGTGCTCATTAGTCTTGTGAACCTTGATACGCCATTTACCCGGCGCTGGGCCGGTGCTCTCATCAGCGTGCGTAACCATCTTGTGCTTAGCTTGCTTGGCCTTAATAGCGGCCTTGATGTCATCTAGGGTCATCTCTCGGCTGAGCGCCACGTTGTACAGTTTAGCGTACGAGCGAGCCTGCGCGATAGTTAGTCCGTCTAGTGCATCCTTCTCTTGGTCCAGAATTTCATCCGACATAGTATTTCTCCTTAATCACACTTAGGGGTAAGGCCCCCGAAGGGGCCTTACAAGTTGTTACGTTACGCGCCGTAGCGGTACGGGGTGCCCTGCAGGCCCGAGGTCTTACGGCTGATCTTAGCCGTCAGAGTCACAGACTTAGCAGAGATACCAGTACCTAGGGTACCAGTACCCGCAGCCGAAGCAGCGTTAGCCGCCGGGATAGCCACGAGGTCAAGAATCTCATTGATCGGAGCGAGCGCACCCACGGCAAAGGCCGGGTTGCCACCGTTCTCGACCTGAGCCTGACCGCCAGCACGGCCAAGAGTGCTAGCCGCCAGAAAGGCGTCGGGATCGTCAGCAGCAATGACGGTCTCGTAACCCACGTTTAGGGTAAGAGTCGGGGTCTGGGCGTTATCCAGAGCCTCAAAACGAACCACAACCTCGTCAATCGAGTGAGCCTCACCGATATGGAGGAAGAGAAGCTTATCCGCAGTAGTCAGACGAGTGTTAGCCGGAATCTCAATAGTAGCAGTGATTTCGGCAGGCTGGTCGCCTAGAGTGCGGAAGTTAGCGTCGCCCATGTAGGCGGCGGACTGATAGATAGCCATATTTAATCTCCTTTATTAGTAGGACGAAGCAGCGGTTTCGACGCGGATCATCCAAGTCTCGTTGAGACGAGTAACGACAAACCACATCTTCCACGCCACAAAGCCACGCTGACCCAGCGGGTCGTTGTAGTCCTTGCCCATCTCCGGGTTCTTGACCTTAATCTCGACCGAAGACATACCACGTAGCGAAGTAACAGCGAACGCATCCTGCGCCAGAATAACGAGCGGGTACACGTTCACGTTCACACCGTCGTTCTCAACACCAGTGATGCTGGTCGAACCGGCACCCACGAACGGGCCGAGGACCGGGGTCAGGATGAAGCGGATATCTTCAAACTTACCGATCTCGTAGTCCGAAATCAGGGAGCCCGAGGCGTACTTCTCACGCGGCACGAAGCCGGCAAGATCGCGCAGGTCACCCTCAAGGGCGGTTTCGCCGAAGCCGATAAACGCCGGGGCAACAGGCTCAGTAGCCACATTCTGCGACGCATTGAGCATCTTGGTAATGTGCTTACCGTGGGCCTGCTTCAGGTCCTTCTGGGCCTGACGGAGTTCATCTTCCGTGATAGTAGCAGTCACCTGCGCGCGGGTAGTAGCAACGCCCGAGAAGATAACGTTGGTGCCACCACGCAGGGTGTTCCAAATCAGAATCTCTTTGGTCGTAGCCGCAGCCTCGCCCACCAGTTCAGCCATCACCTTGACGTTCGGGTCTTCGTGGGTGTCGGCCATCACGTCAGTAAACGGAATGAATCCGCCGTACTGGCTGAGGGTAGCCGTCACGTCATCGTAGTCGAGCGCCGACGGAGCAGGCGTAACGCCTTCAGTCAGAGCGAACGGGGAAACGTCCAGCGGAACGGGACGACGCCACTTGAGCACGAGGCCCTTGTTAGCCGGCACGGGCTGGTTCTTGCCAAACTTTTCGAGCTGCACGATGGGACGGGCATGCTCAAGCATCTCCGAGACGAGGACAATACCGACGCGAGTGCCGATATCACCATAAGTCTGTGGGGAAAAAGAAGCCATAATTTAATCCTCCTAGTTAAAGTTTATAAGGTTCGTTCTTACGAATCTTATCAGTTATGTAGTTAAACAGCGCATCGGGGTCTTCTGGGATTCCAGTCCCACCCCTAGGCGCGGGTGCCGACGTACTCGGTGCACCGCTGGAAAGCTTCCTAGCTCTATCAGCGGCCAACTTATCGCTAGCGGTAGTATCAACCGGGGCCGGAGCAACCGGAGCCTGCGGCGAGGCCGGAGTCTCTGGTGACTGTAGGGCAACATACTTAGCGAACTGCTCTAGTGCAATCACAACCTCATCGGCGTAGACGGAGCTAGACAGTCTAAGTAGATTTTCCGGTATCTCACTCTTCCACTGCTTGTACATCGGGTGCTTAAAGACTTCATCGGCCTGCGGGACCTGTTGTAGGAGTTTGGCTTTCTCTCTCTGCCATAGTTCCTCGTACTCTTTGTCTGCAATAGCCTGCTTGGTCTGGTGTACCTCGTTTGTCAGTTCTTCGCGCAAGGGTGCAGAGATTTCCTCAATCGCAGCTTCAAACAAATCTGCTAGGTCGGGATCAACCTCTCGTGCTCGGGCAAGTCTTTCGGCAAACTTTCCGCTTGTCTTTGTAGCGGCGGTACTCCCCACAGGAGGAGTCGGCGGCTGGGACGTTTGGCGTGACAGTTCTTCTACCTTACGCTGTAGGTAAGGCACTCTACCCAGTTCAGACTTCACGCGATGTTCTAACTGGGCTCGCTCATCCTTGAGCTTCTGTACTTCAGCAAGTACCTCAGGACTTAGCCCGGCTTCCCAGTCAACGGGAGCGGGGGTAACTTCTGTGGTAACCTTTGTCGTGTCTACTTCCTCTGTTACTTCTGGCACCTCGATCAGAGGGGCCTCTTCTTTAGGTACTACGGTATCTTCATTAGATTCCGAGTCCGACACGTTTACATTCTTTAGGACCTTACCGTAGTCGGTGCCAGCGGCACGGGCTGCGTTGATCTCTTCAAACAATTCCTCTTGGGTCTTATCTATTCTGTTCTCTTGGGACATTTCTCATTCCTCCTAATTGCAGGCGCTCTTTGGCGGCTGCTTCAACTGAGGCGAGGAAGTCGCGTATGAAAGCTATTCGTCCCCTTAGTTGGTCTGTCTGGGTTGGGGAGCACTCTAAAGCACAGAGCTTCCCTACGAGTAACTCTCTTTCTTCTTCCATTAAACTGCGTATAGTATCCCACTCCCGGGATGAGGTGTTAAAGTCTAAGGGTATACGCATTTAGATACCACTCCCCGTAGTGGCCTTCAGCCTCATCTCTTCGGCTGTAAGGATATGTTGACGAGCCTTAGCGTTCGAGTCCAGCTGCGCTGCGAATCTCTTGGTCTCGTTATTAGTGACCGCAATCCTAGCAAGCAACGCTCTCTTCTCTTTCTCCGACTCCATCTTCTGCGCCAGCTGTAGGAACTGAGTATCCTTTTCGTTCTGGGTACGGGTAACCGCAGCCATCGCTTCAAGTTCTCTAGCCCTATTAGCCGACATACGCTCCTGATGATCCATGACCTCACGAGCCTGCTGTTGCGCCTTCTCAAACTCCAGCATCTTCTCCTTAAGGGCAATGCTGCGCTCCTCTAGAGCCAGCTCCTGCTGCTTAAGCTTCATCTCCATACTTTCTGGGGACGGCTGCGCTGCCTGCGCCGCCTTAAGCTGGGCAATCTCTTCATCGCTACGGATAATAGCACCGTAGGGAATCTTCATAACTGCCATGCGGGCGCGGAACAACTCTTCCTTGTTGACCAGCATACCCGCTTCCGGGTTCTGGGTAACTTCCATGCTTAGACGCTCAAGGTCGCGTAGGTACATCTGCTTGTTCTTAAACTCGGTGGCGGTACGCACGTCTACTGTGTACTCACCCTTAATATCCGCTAACGGATTGTACTGCATATTCCAGCCATAGGTACGGCGGATGATTTTCTCGGTAACGTTATCGTCCCAGTCCTCAGATAGGAAGTCTACGATGGTAGTAGCCGCTTCCCGCATCATCAGGCTGCCAGAAGCAGACTCCTGCACGTCAGCCCCGCCCAAGCCAGCCGAAATCATCGGCATCATGGACTCTTCCTCGGCCATGCCCCTAGCAACATCTAGGATAGGTAGTAGCTCTGTGGTCATATTGGGCACGTTAAAGAACTGGATAGCCTTCTGCACGTCAATAGACGCGTCTAGTAGGTTCCAAGCCTTGTTAGGAGCCAGTTCCCACTTACCATCCTGCGGCTCTACGTAAGTACGGTGCATCGCTAGCTGCGGGCCGGACGACAGGCTGGCATTATCCAGCACCATACGCCAAACCTCACGAGCAACACGCTGAGAGTCCTTCATAAGCAGCGGAGAACCGAAACCGAACACAGAGGCCGGGTCCTTCTTCCACGTAGACACGGCATAAGGCACCTCAAAGGACGCCTCGATGTTCTCTAGCTCTATACGGATGACCTTACCGGCGCAAACCCACACCTCACCGTAGTACTCTTCGTTGATGGGGTCGTAAGCTGGAGCCTCAATAGACAGAAGCGCTAAATCGTCCGCCGAAATAGGGCCGTGATACTCCAGAACCATGTACTTCTCTTTGAAGAGGTACGGATTAGTGTCCGTTATGCTGCTATAGTCAGTGTAGACCTGCATCATGTACTCTTCAGGCTTAGTTTTCAGTACCTCGTCCACCGCATCTCGGATAAATCCGGGGTGGAAGCGCCACTTCTTCAGTTCCATAGCAGAAGAGGGGTGCACTTCGATGGTGTCGCCAACCTGAGAGAACTCGTTGACGCTATCGTCGGGGAAAAAGAACCAAGGATTGACCCACTCAATGGCCGGCGACTTATCTACGCCCGGCTTGGGTGCCCAAATGTCAGTTCCCGGTACGGGAGCGTACGTGGTATACACGCGGCCAGTATTAACGGGGCCTTTTAGCACGCCAGTACCTAGAATTACACGATCCTCGATGGCCCGGCGAGTCTTCTTACCATACGAACAGCGCTCTAGCTGCGTCTCAATCTCTTTTTCCATCAAACGGGCACGCTCTGCGTTAGCCGGGTCGCGGTTATTGGGCGAGGCCGTGAGTGACCAGTTCTTTTCACCGCCAGCAAACTGCATATCCACCGACTGAGCGATTGCGATGTCGCACTTGCTGGCAATAATGTTGTAGTAGGGGCGGCTGCTGGAGTTAGTACCAGCAAAAGGCATCTCCGAGGAGGTACTTGTTGAGGTAAGTAGATTACCTAGGTACAATTCCATAGCCTTCATCCACTCAGACTCTTTAGTCTTACGTCTAGAAGCTCTCTGGTAGAACCTCGACTCAATAGAACGGGCTAGGCTATCGAACGCAGCCTCGCGGGCGAGGTTTGCCTTAGCCTCTTCTACTAGGGCTAGCTCGGCTTCCAGCTTCTGCTCCTCGGTTAGAGGCGCTCCGTCCAGTTCAGATGTCATAGTTTCGGCTTCCATCCCCCACTCCTCTGTTTGATATCGCGCGTTTCGACATGGCTCTTATCTGGTTATTGACAATGTATCGGAGGCAGTCCATCAGATGGTCTTTTTCCTTTACTATGCGGCCCTTATCGTCCCGGCGGTAGATTAAATATTCACTTGGAAAGTGAGTTAGGTTAGAAAATATCTTGAGTCTACCAGTAGACATCAGCGCCCACACGAGGGCAATACCGCTCTCTACTTCGTTATTCGCTTTATTAAGCTTAAGCCCCATATCCTTGTAGATTTGGAATAGATTAAGCCCGTCAATCTGGCTACGGCCACGCGAGGCTGGGTCGATTACTCCCGGAATCCAGTCTCCACGCCCTCTGATAGCGGCAGTGTGTACGGCTGGCGGAGCTTCTCCCATGTAGTGCTCGTCATGGATATAGATTGTGTCCGTATCTGGGTCAATTGCGGCCCAGAGAGCGGCGGTTCTGTTCCAGCCCACGTCTAGGGCGTACATTCTCTTGTAGTGCTCGGGTATCTTGAACGGATTACACGAGATTTCCTCGAAAGGAATCGGGTAAACGTTGCCAGAACCCATAGCCGGGATACCCTTAGAACGAGCAGCTCGTAGGTGAGGGGCCGTATCGTCCAGCATCTTAGCCTTCTGGCTCTCTTCTAGCCACGGAGCGTCATCCCAGCCCGCCTGAATCACGGCCTTAGACCTAACTAGGTCCTTGAATCGGGCATCCTCTCCTTCATCGTCGCCTTCCGGCTTGTCCTTGGCGGGGACCGTAATCGGCCTAGCACCTGCCAGAAACTCTGCCTTGCTGAGGAAGCTAACCACAAACGGTGTCAGGCCCTTAAGCGGGGTGAAGGTAACCATAACGATGCCGTGTGTAGTCATAGTACGCATCAAACATTCGTTGTAAATGTTCTGTGGGCACTCTTCGTCCAGCCAAACCACGTCTAGCTTGACACCCATGAAGGTGTCGATAGACTGCTCATAATTCTTGAATCCTAGGCGTGACATGCCCCCGGACTTGTGCTTAACTTCTAGTACGTCTAGACCGCCTGGTGTGCCCTGTAGCGCCCAAGAACGGCCCATCTTCTCTAGGGGAATCATGCCGGTACCCCAGCTACCCATAGGCCCAATAAGCTCCTGCTGTACAACGTCTCGTGTAGTACGGGCAGTAGCGCCAGTAGCCCACGCCGAGATGGGTCTATCGAACTTAACCCCTCTCCACCAGTCGGGGTATTCCCCGGTAAGGTGGCAAGCCATCTCGAAAGCTCCCGCGATAGACTTACCAGTACGGTTAGACGCTAGAAAGATGCGTTCCTTGTACTCGGCTCCGGCGTCAAAGAACGCCCGGTGCTTAGGGCAGTTCTCGATTCCGTAGGGAGTGCCGGGAACAAACCACTTACCCGTACCGGCTCCGGCCTCCCGCTTCTCTAGCTCCTCTAGCATGGCGAGAAAGGTCTGCATCGACCTATTATCTGCCTTACCAGACACGATATCCTCGCCCATAGCCTGTACTGCTAGGTTAAACTCGTTGACGTCAAACTTAGGTAGGCTCTTAAGAGCCTGCTCGGCGTTGCTAAAGTCTAGCTCACTCATCCGACTTCTCCGAGGGGAAGGGTAGTACCACGTTATCCGCTTCCCGCTTGACGACGCCTAGCTTCTTAGCTAGACCCGGCATCCTAGCCGCGATGTCTGCTCTCAGTTCATCATCACTCTTGTTAGCCATCTGGCTACCCGTGATGCTAAGTTCCTGCTTATCCGACCAGCCAAAGCGGTGACGCATAACCGGCAGCCAGATACTGGAATTGAAATTCTTGTTGAACAAGTTAGTACGGGCAACCCTCTTCCACCAAGCAGCGGAGGCTAGCCGACCAATATCGACTAGCTCCCGGAACTGCACACTCTCCTCGTAGTGCTGGGCAAACTCCTTCCGCGATAGCCGTATAGCCGCCATCACTTCTTCGTCGTCTGCCCCGCTCTCGTACTCAGAGATGAGGATAGAGGCCCAATCAGTTGATTGGCTGGTCATTAGCTGCCTCGCCGAAGATACCTTCGGCGCTGGTCTCGCCATCTAGCCAGCCGCCCTTACCGTCCGGGCCGCGATACTTACCCACTTCCTGTGGGGTAAGAATACGCGCCAGTGGGAAGGTGTTAGTTAGACCGTCCTCGTCATGGCTCACCCCAACAATAAGCAGCTCAGTCTCTTCCGTCTCGGTGTTAAGAGCGGACATGATGCCGATAGTATTGGAGTAAGCACCTCTGTAGTACATATCAAGTAGCTGCTGTAGAAGGTAGCTCTGCTTGGCATCGTTAGTAAACATATAAGCAATCAGGCCAGTATCTTCTTCAGCGGGGGTCAGGATTTCATCCGACGACATAAGTATCTCCTAGATTAGAGGGGGACTCGCTTAAACACACGCACGTTCACAACACCCGGAGCAAGGTCAATAATACCAGCTGTGGGGTTAACAAAGGCAACAGCCACAGTATCGTTAGCCGACACGCTGGCTAGAATCTGCAGGCCAGTAGTAGGCAGGCTAAACGAAGCTACCACAAAGTCACCTAGGCGAGCGCCCGGAACCGAGAAAGTAGACGGCGAGCCGGAAGCACCCGCAGCAAGCGAGGCAGGATCGACAGTGTTGAAGGCGTCAATGTAGCCATTCCAGACCTCAAGAGCACGCTTTTCTAGTAGGTCAAAGCTGAACAGCTTGTTACGCTTAGTTACATTAGGCATTTTAGTTCTCCTTTACTTAGTGGGGTATTACGATTCAATCTTCAAGGTACGAACTCGTTGTACAAGTTCTCTCGCTCTGGCACCTACCTGCTTGTACCAGAGCGACTTTTCCATTCCATCCGCCATCGCAGGATAATTCTTTTCTCTACAGAACCTTAGGGTATTTTTAAATGCTCCTAGTCTTTTACGTCCCATGTTATAGGCCATACTCACCAGCACAGTCTTGACAGCATCCGGCTGGTCCTCGAAGTTAGATACGAGAATCTGAGAATCTCGCACAGATAAGAGAATCACCTCCTTCAGTTTGTGCTCGGCCATCTCCCTAGAGAACTTATGGTCGGGCGTGACGCCGTGGGTGTAGCCATACCCAATAGTCCACGGATTTCCTTTTGACTCCGGCTCGCCGATTAAGTTCAATAGTTCTCTGGCGGGCTGGAATCCCCAGCGTAGGTTCTTGTACTTCTTAGCCAGCACCGATAGCGGGTCTGGGTAGGCGTACTCCCTAAAGCCTTCGTGCTTTCTTGCGTCTTTTAAGTACTGCTCTAAAAGCTTCATGAGAGACCTCTATTAGTATTCGTGCCAGTTTCGTTCTGTGAATCCTGCGGGCACTGCCCCGTTGGCAAAAGTAGTATCTAGCCCGACAAACCTGTTTACAATTGTACCGGCCGTGCTTACCCAGCCTGCCGGAAAAATACGCCCAGTGCCCGCTAAAGTGTGTGTAGGGGAGGTGTTTGTTGCTGGATTACCGCCTCCTATCCAAGCACCGCCTGACTTCCTGATCCAGATTCTACGTAGGTCTGCGTCAACTGCGAACTCAATACCGTTCGGAGCAGCGAGGGCACCGACGCTCCCTATGCTGCTACCATTAACGTATATGGTACCATTAGGGGAGCCGACGGATATGCCAAATGTGTCTTGTCCCGGCCAATCAGAGTTACCTGCTAGATCGTGCACGGAATCTACAAGGCCAACCCCGCACACGGCACCACTGTCTGTGTGCCTAACTACCATAGAAAAGTATGACTTTCCTAGTACCGGCTTCACAGCTCGTGCCGAGCCGTACTGCCCAGCAGCACTAATACTAGTGTTAAGGGTGTCATCTGCCGCGTAGGTAAAGTTAAGAGTCGCGTTAGGATTCTTAAACAGCTGGTTAAATGCTTGATCAGGAGTAGGGCCTGACACTACTGGGAATACATCAGAGTTTTCAGTATAGCTATACTGCGTGCCCACGTCTGTTGCCGAAGTTATTGGTGTATTTAGTTTAGCGATGCGGGCCACTTGAGTAGCGTCTGTAGTACGATAGTACACTCTGTTATCTAGGAAAGACCCCTCGGCTACACGTAGATTAGATGGGTTTACAACACTACCGGCAGCGGTAAGTGCTGTAACTCCGGCATCTATAGAGAAGAAGTAGGAGTCGTCAGCTCTGACGCTGTTGCTCTCCGGGACTACGCGTATAAGCTTGGTTATTGGATCGTAGCTGTACGTAATATTTGTTTTAGTACCGGTAAACAGTGCCGCAGGATTGTAGATAAACGCCGCGACAAAGCCCGCCGCGTTGGTGTACCTATAGACCTGAAGCCTGAAGTCGGGGTCTAGGGCATCCACAACGCCAAACCAATTATCGCCGTGCATGCTTCTACACACATTGGGATTATTAGGGAAGATTGAGGCCACGTCTAGACTGTGCGCTAGCTCCATAGTAGTGCCGTTCCACCTCCACGCCCGGAACTTCTGCGTGAAAGGGTCGTCCGTGCGCCTACCTGCAAACACGAAATTGCCATCAATAACCCCAAATACTGGTGTCGGCTCAAACTGCCCTACAGCTCCTCCATTAGCAGATAGTCGTGCCTCTGTACCGTGCAGAGCTACTTTGTTGTCTACTATGTGATAGCGCGCAACAAGATACTCGTCATCTGTATTAACATCGTGTAGCAGCTTGTAGAACACCTCATTATAGGGGTCGGCTGCTGTCCACATAGCGTTGAATCCTGGGTCGTGGGTTACTTCTGGGTAGACTGCCTGTATGCCACCGCTACTAGTACGGAAGACGTGGGCTTGGGCTAGATCATTGTTAGTGTCAACCACATTAATTACGAGGAGCCCTGGGCCAGCGGCTGTACGGGCAGCAATATTTTGCAGCTCCCAGCCAACTCCAGCAGGAAGCTGAAAGTTTTGCCCCTGACCTCTAGACATTAGTACGCCACCAAGCTCCGACGTCTGTACTGTATAAATTGTACGCAGGTCGTTACTAGTGCTAAGCACAAGCATACCGTTATAGTCCGGCTCTAGCGGCGGTAAGGACAGGCTAAACGGCCTCCCGTAGAGAGCTGTGTGCATCAGACAGCCGCCATGTCGCCAGAAATTAGCCACGTCTCTGTAGAGCCGGTGACCTCTTTCAGCGTAGCAGTAATAGTGCTGTGCTGAACGCGTGTACGCGGGAGATGGGTAGACGGGATATGGAATATTACGTTGCCATTCTCTGGCACTAGAACTACCTGCCCCGCACCCTCTTGGGTGACCGAGAAGTAGTTACCTACTTGGAAATCTAGACCGGGAGCGCCCGTGTTTTTACGCACAGTGTGGTTTATGCTGCTAGCGTTGCTGGCTCTTACTAAGGCTGAGGCTACGCCCGTAGCGCCAGAGCCTAGTGTCGCGGCTGTATTGCGTATCTCTACTGGCATGCTGGACCGGAAGCGCCCAGTAATCAGCTGGCCGGTTGCCCCGGAAGCCGCCGTACCAGAGTTAATTGTCATAATTTCGTTGCCATTGGCCGGCTCTATGTTTACAGTACCATCGGGGGCAACAGATACCGTAAGTGTGTTAGCCCCGTTCCGCACTATCACACTGCCCGTAACGTCCGCATTACCAGCCCCTAGTGTTATGTTACCACTAGAAATGGTCAGCCCACCAGTCATGGTGTCGCCGGCTACATTAACGAACACGTCTGCTAGGCCGGGAGTAGCCGCCAGTAGGGCTATTAGCTGGGCTACAGTGAGCTTTCTAGAAACGGGCGTTCCCGCCATTTCCTGAGATAGCGCTAGTAGGTCTGTTAAAGCTACTGCTGTACCCGCAGGCAGTTCTGAGAACTTAAAGTTAGCCATGATTAAAAGTCGTCCTCTTGAATGATGAAGAACTTAGTCTCGGAGTCCGTAGGACTGAATATGTTTTTATTGATCGACGCGTCTTGGATGGTGGCGTCTGATACCCCGTCCCCTGACCCATCTAGGATTAGGAAGTCTAGTCCCTCGGTTAGAAGGAACTGATCGCTAGAGCTATCGTCCTCAACAATTAGGAAGTCACTGTCTGTGACAGGGGCTTGCTCGATATAAAATATAGTGCGCTCTACTTTATTAGTAGTAGGATTAGTCTCAAAGACTAGTTGGTTAAGGCTCCCCGGCACCGAGTCAGTGGCATACACTGCAAGTACCAAGCCCCCTAGAAGGGGGGCTATGTTGTGGGAGCCTACCAGCAGTAGGCCATCCGCCAGCTCGTATCCATACCTAGACCGTCTGGAGTTAATCCGCTTGGCCGGTACATCAAAGAAGAATCGGTTAGAGTTATGGGATAGACCGAAGCGGGATACCCGCTGGCCTACTAGCTCTTGCATGGAATTTGGGAGTATGAGGGCCACTATGAGAAGTCTATAGTTCGAGAAAGGTCGGCTACTAGGAACATTAGTACGCCCCTGTCTTAGTATTAATAAAGCTCTCAAGACTGGCTAGCTCTCCGCCAGTAAGGGCTCGTCCCAGTACTACCACCTGATACATACGATAATTGCCAGAAAACGGTCCCGGCATCTGTAGACTAAACGCACTCGTAAAGTTAGTGTCCGCCTGTGGTCCAGCACTATTTACCGTTGACGCGATTCCAGCGCCATTTTGCCGGAGTACCACTTCATTCGTTGCCGCAGCACCTAGTCGATTCATTTGGGCACCAACTACAGCATCTACCCCCACACTAAGCGCTGTGTCGGAAGCGACCACGGTAGACGCCCCAGATTGGTAGAGTTCATTTGCCAAAGAGCCGTTAGCCGGAGCAGATGCAAAAGTTAGGTAAAATCCGTTAGTGGCGTCTGCGCGTACGATACCACGAGGAGAGCCCCCAGTAAGTCGCCGCACGCCAGCAAAGGCGGATATCTGAGCCGTAGTCGAGAAGTTAGCCGTACCACTATTTATGGAGTCATCTACTCCGTCAAACTCTAGCCAGTGCTTTCCTCCTGAGGTCTGATACAGGGGGCGAGAGGCAGGCGTTGCCTGCAGTGCGTTGATGCCTCTACCGGACTTATCATTGATTCGCGCAACGGCTTGCCCCGCAGCAGTCACTGGTATGGTACCTGCCTCGTCCTGGAACATGGTTGAAAGATCACTAGCGTCGTACCACGCTCCCACTTCTCCAGAACTAAACAAGCTAGCCGGAGTAAACGGCGGAGCCCCGCCAACTATCCCGGAGCCTCTCCACGGCAGCCGTAGGCCTACCTCTAGTCTGTTAGAAGCAGACTTCATAGGGTTAGTACAGCCCGATGACAGGCGTTACGGTAGTACCAGTAAACAACACCCGCTTCACTAGGACCGGCAGGACATCACCAGCCGCTACCGTGTAGGTGACTGGCACGTCAAAGGTGTCGTGTACGGCGATGGTACCCGCAGAGCCACAGTAGATTAGCAGGTCGCCCTTGGCTAGGTTAACCGAGTCCGAGGGGGTAATAACCTCGTGGTGCTTGGGGAAATGGGAAAAGCGATTGAATAGAGTGCTCATTGTAGGCTTTCTCCTAGATCGTTTACGGTATGCGTGTACATACCTAGATGACCTATCCGTCTGGACAGGTTGGCATCTAACCAGATGCCGAATGATTTCTCTCTTGCTTGGTCACAGAACCAGAAGTCCTCTCCGGCCTCAAACCCGTTAGGGTAGGTACACCGGAAGTAGGGTACCGCTAGCTCCTCGAATACTTCAGCCTGTATCAGGGTGCACCCTAGCGGCAGGCGGGCTACCTCCCGCAGCCCGTGGCCTACCCTCGCCTCCCCGACCAGTTCCCTGTGGAGTAACGCAGACGGTAGCTTCCGCCTGACGTATGTGGCTCCTACAACTGGCTTGTCGTGGGACAGTAGTATTTCCAGCGTATCCGGCGGGAATACCATATCCGAGTCTAGAAACAGAATGTGGGAGCACTCCCGGCCTAACGCCGCTTCTACTCCCATCTGCCTGCCTGTGGCTACTAGCGAGGACTGGGGGTTAATCACCACCATGTCAGCCCGCTGTGTAGCCTGTACAACGCCGGTCAGGCAAACCGCAAACTTAGCGTGTACCATATCCCCAGAGGGGACGACTATCCCAACCTTAGGCACCGTCACTCCCCTGCGGCTTTAATCTGGGTATTCTTCTGTATCGTGTTGCCCGCAATGAACAGTCCTACCGTACCGATAATAACATCCCGGTATATCTCCGGGGTAATCTTCCCGTACCAGCAGAGGATGGATGTAACCACTCCCGCTCCTAGGGTTAGAATGAACCGGCGTCCGCCTAGGTGTGCCAGCCACTTGGCTAAGTTCTCTGGAGATACGCTCTGGTTTAACCACGCTCGTATGCCATCCATAGCCTAATCTCCTAATCTCGTATCGGACCCTTAGACTCCCGTCTAAGGCTTAAGTTCAATTAAACGTAAACGCGAGCTGAATCCGGCCACCTTGGCTTGTAGTCTTCGACTTGGTGTGCCGGTTCCACGTCCTTTCAGGACTGGATAAGCCGGCTCTTAGGCCTTAAGCCTAAAGCTATAAGAGCTTTTATATATAGCTCTTAGTCGCTCTTAATAGCTCCTAAGAGCTTATAAGAGCTTTTATATATTATTATATATATATATATATATATTATATATACGCTACCGCCGAGGCCTAGCCAATATAGCCTAGTCGCCTCAGCTTTTCTTCGGCTCCTTCCCAGAGCCGAGCCGGTTTCACGCTATCGCCGGTTTCTATCCACAGACTCTCCAGAGTCACAGGCTCCCCCCTCTCGTAGGTCCCCAACCGGAGAGAGTACCCGCCTATATATTCCCAGAGCATATCCCAGTCCTCCTTCGTGAGGAGCCACCTAGCTCCGAACTTGTGCTTCCATTTGGCGTACTGGTCCCACTTGCTCCTGTTCCGCGTGCGCTTCTTCTTGCGGCGGGTCTGGTAGTGGTCCTTAGGCCTCCCCGGCTTAGCCTTGGTCCTCTTCAGCGGGTTCGCCCGGCTGACCTGCTTCTGGGTGAACCTAGATAGCCTGACGGAGGCCCCGGGTAGTACCCGTAGCTGGATGCCTCTAGAAGCTTCTAGGAGCGCCTGTAAGCGATCATCTGGGTTAGGGAGCAGGGGTAGTAGCGGGTCGGTCATTTGGCGGTCTCCTAGGCCCTTACGGGCAGTCGTCTGCCAGAGCAGACTCCGGCGAAGTAGTAGTTGAGTTAATAAACGGCTTAGACACGCTCCGCCGGTCATTAGTTCAGTTGTTAAGATTATGTGAAGATGCTAGGAAATGTTCGGAAGTACTGTGGCGGGACTCCGACCTACCCACCCACATGCGCGACGGCCGAGGGGATACCCCCCCCCCTATGTTAAATAAATGTTAAGGCCAAGGCCCGGCCCCTGAATGCGAATCAG